GCCGCATTGTTACCTAATACCAGTGCTGGTTTACCTTCCATAAGAGCTTCACATGCAGCAATACTATTATATGTTACTAAGCAATGCACATCATCTGCTAGTGCATCTTGTATAGTATTAGTACTAATTCTATCAGTACGGCTAGGCTTACGTCTTATGACTATTTCTCTATCAGTATAATTTTTAAGTTCTTTGACTGTACGATCTATCCAAGCGTCTAAGTTTTCTCCCCAAACTTCCATAACCTTTACACTAGGAGGACAGATTAATATCTTCCTTCCAGGTGTAAACTTTTTAAATCTATAACCAAATTTTCTAGCTCTATCATTAGGACGTAATTTTATTGGTCCTGTATATTGTAATCCATTTTTTGTAATACGATGTAGATATTTGTTTTTTATGTTACCCAAGTAACCAGTATCTATAGCATAGTATGTTCTTCCAGTTTTCCAACAATAGTGTAGTGCTTTTCTACTTCCGCCTCCTAAGCCTCTTATAACTAGAGCACGGTCTGTATCTTTTTCCCTATCCCAATTACTACACACACCTCCTGATCCTTTTACAAATGATGCAAGTATAGGATCAAAAGGCAACCCGTGATGATTAGAAAATCCTCCGGTGCTATCAATAGCCGCAATCTTTTCACTCATGAATTTTTCAGCCTTTCCTTTAATTGTGTTAAATGTTTTTCCATAAAACAAACCGTCGGGATCTATTGTTACATCTAACAAATCATTTAATAATTCTTCTTTTTCAGGAGATAAATTTGCTAATGGTCCTGTATCTTTTGTTTGTTTAATTTCTTTACTTTTTTTTCTATTATATTGCTTCTCAGCTAGTAACCAGTCAACAGCATATTCACAACGTTCATATTCTTTAAACCAAGGACCTCCCTCTGTGTAATGTATAGCTTTAGGCGCACCGTCCATTGGCTCTTTATACCAACCTGCTAACCAATTCCATTCATGAGACAGTTGTCCAATTTCACTGTCTTTTAACCAACTAAATCTGTGCATAAACTTTCCTGTGGTTTCAGGATCATTTACTAATTCTTTGTTACAATGCCTGTTTGAAGGATGGCTACAATTCCATAATACCATACTGGACCAATTTTTTCTAGGATAAATGTGTTGTTCTTGTCCGTCCATTTTTGTGCCTTCTTTAGGCGTATAATCGTGCTGGGCACACATTATTGCATATTTGTCGTCTTTCAGTTGAAATAATTGTCTTATATCTGTTTTAAATAAAAAATCACAATCTATAAACAATGCCCAACCATCATAATTGCATAAGTGAGGAATCAAAAATCTACTAAACGTAAATTCTGTACTTGCAAGTGCATCTACTTCTCTAGTGTAATGACCTTCTTTTTCTAAGTCTTTTAATTTTAAAGGATAAATTTCTAATTGATCTGGATACTTACAAGTTTGTTCTATACTATGTTTTGCAACTTGATACGCAATATCCTCTCTGCTATCATATCCAATGTATACTCTAAGTCTATAACCGCTCAATATCTTCCTCCACACAATTTGTTCCGTATTGTATTTCTACAATTTTTAAAGGTTTATCAGTTTCATTTGCTAATTGGTGCCATTCACCGGCCGGTATATGCAAAGTTTGATGTTCGTTATATATACCCCGCAACTCCTGATCACTGCTTACATTAAGAGTATAAACAGTTGCAGTACCTTCGCTTACAAACCAATGTTCGCTACGCTCTTTATGTTTTTGCATACTTAATCTTTTACCTGGTTCTACAGTTAGTTCTTTTACTTTAACTTCAGGTCCATTTTCATGTAACACTCTATAGTACCCCCATATACGGTTAGTCTTGGGCTCTTTCCATTCACGTAATATCCAACTAGAAGAATTTTTCTTATCGTTGCCGCCAACACCCCAAGCAAATTCAACATTTGCATCATCTTTATAGGTATCTTCTTCTGGTACATTTCCTGGTTGGCGATCACCACCATTAGCAAAAATTATTTTTGTATTCATAGGAGTGACTGACTTTACATGATGAATTGCACCGCAAGCATCATTAGTTTCTGCATCGTTATAACATACAGCAATTCTGTCTACCATTTCCAAATTTTGAATAATTGCTAAACGTTCTTGATAGGGCATAAATGCTTGTCCTTTTTTACGAACAAGCCATTCGTCTGAATTAAGTCCAACCCAAAGCTCGTCACCTAATTTCTTAGCGGCTTTGAAATATTCAATATGTCCGGAGTGTAGTGGATCAAATCCACCAGTAACTAATACGATGCGTTTCATAATGATATTTATATACGCATTTAATTATATTGCCTAAAGAGTGGCGTCTTCCATTCCTGCAACACGTAATTTAGTTATATTTGTTATCTGCCACTGTTTTTGATCAAGTGCTTTTAACACACCTAACCATTTATTACGTAACAATGCAAATTCATTTATAATTTTTTCATAGTCAACAACATCTGCTTCGCCGTCAACATATCTATCGACATCTCTACTAGACAAAGCACGTTGATAATTTTCAAGATATTTTTTAAAATAAGAACTACGTAATCTACGCAGTTCAATATTTAGATAATTGAGTATCGCTTCAATCTCTTGTAACTGATTAAAGCGATGCTCAACAATGCCTGGCATGGACGCAGAAGCACGTTCCAAATTGCCGCTAAGTTTACATTCTACTCTTGCTTCTTCAAGTTCTGCCTCAAAGAATGCAACAGCATTAGGAATCTTACCAACATCTCTACTTACTTCTGAGTACCAACCCATTTAGTCTTCCCACTCGTTGTTGTAGTCATCCTCGTCATCCCATTCATCATCAAGATAGTAATTTATTGCACTATCTAATTCAGTACAGGATCCAAGTGCTTCGCGAAACGACTCGTCGCTTGTACCATAATCTGCACAAATATCAACAAAGCGTTCTGCTACAGTTTCGACTTTCTTAGGGTCAATCGAATCTTTAAACACTAACCAAATGTCTACAATTTGACTTTCGTCCATATTCTACTCCTCGGTAATCTCTTCAACTACTTCTTCAGTAGCGTCCTGGGTATTTACCACAGTCTGCTCTTTAATTAGGTAGTCTGACATTACTTTGTCAAGAAGTTCTCCAGTCCATTTTTTACGATAATCTAACAGTTCTTCACCATCAAGTGTTGTATAAGCAAGTCTATTACCTGACTTTACAATAAGTCCTTTTTTCTCAAAAAGTTCAAGTAGTCCGCTATAAGGATTCATACCTGTTTCGTATGGAATCTTAACCTGTACACCTTCAAAAGGTTTTGCGTAGCGTGTTTTCATTACTTTACAACCTGCACGAATACCACGTACCTCGCTGATTTTATTACCATCTTCATCTTCTTTTAGTTTTAGTTTTTTCATTGCTACAACAATTGAAGATGCATAGATAAAGCCTTGACCACCTGAAATCTTATCATCTGGATCAAACATGTCTTGCGATGCATATGTGTGGTTAGTACATACAAGTCCTACATTATGTGAACCAATCATGTTAACTGTGTTACGAACAAGTGCAGTCAATGCCTTAGGCTTACGACCCATATCACCTTTCATATCACCTTTGTTAAATTGATCAACATCTGTAGGTGTTAGTAACATGCCTAAACTATCAATTACAAACAACACCTTAGGGCGTTCTTCTTCGTTCATTGCTTTGTAGTCTGCCATAAACACACTAATAGTTTTTGCAACGTCATCGATCATCGACATGTTTAGTTTAAGTAGTTTTTCTTCACTTGTGTCTACATCTAATGCATGTAACCAAGTTTCGTCAAGTGCATTCTCTGAGTCAATAAGAACTACAAATATACCTTGATCTTGTGCGGCTTTAACAATATTACCGGCACAAATATATGATTTGCCTGCACCACTTTCGCCTGCAAACACTGTTACCTTACCCATTGGCACACCTTTGTTAAAGTCGCCTGATATAAGATAGTTGAGTGCGTAATTACCTGTGCTAATCCAATCAGTTGGATCGTTGAATCCTGCACTCATACCTGAAATAGATTTTGTCAATGAATTCCGAAACTTTGTCGGATCAAATGCCTTAGTCGCCATAATATCTCCTTTTTAAAAGTACCTCTACTAACGTTTGGAACGTTGACAGCCAATGGCAATGAATCGCTGTTCTCGATTTTGTTAGTAGAGGTTCTATATCTTACTGACCTTGTCTAGCACGGATCATTGCTAAAATGTCCTGTGCATTACCTTCTGCAGGTGCCGCATCTGCTTTTGGTGCAGGAGCAGTATCTGCTTTTTCTTCAGTAGTTTCTGTAGCTGGTGCTGTCTCAGCTACTGGAGCGGGTGTCGGCGCACTTTGACTTGTAGCAGTTGCCTTAGGACTTGCCGCTACATTAGGATCACCTGTACGTGCCGCCATACCTGCTGGACGGAAGTATTGACCAAACTTATCTGCATCATATGCTTCACCATCTACTGATGCTTCAAACATTTCTTGCATTACTTTAAGTTCTACTTCGCCTGGCTTCTTAGGCAGGAAGTCTCCCAGATTATATAAGCCATGTGTTTCAATAGCTTTCATTTCAGCATCTCCTAGAGGACGCTCTCTACGAGCCCAATTAGATGTTGAATAATCTGCATAACCGCCTTTAGACGTTTTGTTAAGACGGAAGTCAACACCAGCAGTGTAATCTGTTGGTAGTTCTTCCATATCAGGATCCATCAATGCCTGCTTGATGATCTGAAAGATCTGCGGACCAATGATAAATCTACGGATTGGATTTTCTGGCGTGCTATCTTCTGATAACGGATTATCAGTTACAAATCCTTGGAAGATATAACTTCTTTTCTTCCAATACTTACGACCCATGTCTTCAAGACTTGGATCTTTAAACCAACCACGTACTTCATTTAGAATGTTACATGTCTCTCCGTACATTTCCATACATGGAATCTGTACCTGTACTGGACGTGAATCAGTTTCACCTTTTACTCCTGCAAAAGGAAGTTTGATAACCAAACGTTCTTGCCAGAAAAATGTGTTATCTGCATTGCCATCAGGAAGGAAACGTAGAGTTGCACTCTCGCCTTCTTTAATATTCCAAAATGGGTAAATGCTGTTATCACCACCACCTGATGATGTATTTGAAGAGCGATTCTCTTGTTCTTTAAGTTTCGCTCGGATTTCTGCTAATGATGCCATAATATAAGCCTCCTATGTTTTGCCTTTAGCTTGTGCCTTTGTTTATCATACAGCACATTATGTACTATATGACATTATATAGCAGAAGTCAACCACTTTCTGCTAAATTCTTGAAATTATTTTAAATTCCTGCTATTCTTCGAATATCGTCTAGTTCTGTGGTGTCATCCATTAGTTCTGGATCTTTGTATCCGTTAATTTCTTTATACTTGGCATTTATTGCTTCTATAAATGCTTTTGCAGGATTGATAAACTGTTCGCCATAATCTTTTTCAATAGCTGTTAGTACTGCTGTTTCGCCCTTTGGAAACTGTCCTGTGTGCCTATCATAGTGAGAAAGAATAAATTCACTTATTGGTGTTTGTTCTTTTTCATCTCGGCCTTCCATTACATCTGGCACGCCATTGCCATTAGCATCTTTCCACCATGAACCTGTTTCGTCATGTGAGTCGTGCGAGCATCCACAGGTTGGTCTACAGTTGTGCATTTGGCAACCGCAATCCTCGCAATGATATTTTTGATAGCCTTTCATGTATCCTTCTTCTAATTCACTATCATTTTCAGCAAATTGTCCCATAAGTTCATCAAATGCACCTTCGATTGTTTCGTCATGTACATCTTCCATAGGTACCTTATCAAAGTCGCCAAATGGTTCTTTTACATATTGGAACACTAACATTTCTAAAGTTTCAGTATCATTTACGTCAACATAGGCATCTAAATTTTTATAGTACTTACATGCATCAGCATCTCCATCTTCACAAGCAATTTTTATTGCTCGTCCTAAAGGTGAATCTTTTGCTGTAGGCATAATCTTACTTGCGGCATATCCTGCGCCTGCAATACCTAGTAATCCTAGTATAATTGGAGCAATTTCGTCCACACGTTCTTCTGATAGATCATCAGGACCAAGTTCATCTGCTTTCGTTTTTTCACTTATTAGTTTATATATGTAAGGAAATACATCTTGTAGTTCTTCGTTAAACTGTCGGATTGTAAGTTGATCAATCCAATTTTCAGCTACATCAGTTGGCACATCTTCTAGTATAGCTGTTTCGAATGTATCCATAGCTTCTTTATAATGTGTCTCACGCTGTAGCTTATGTACTGTATTTTTAATTGTATCAATTCTTTCAATTACAGCTTCGCTATATGCACTTAATCCTTCTGCCATTACAGCTGAACGACTCATATAAGTTTTAAACTTGCGGAGATTAGCTAACTCTTCTGATAGTCCTGTAATGTATTTGCCGAAATCATCATGTGGCTTCCCACCTTCTGAAACGTGTCTTGCCATTGCTCTTGCACCATTTAAATGTTTGAATGGATATATAAATCGTTCACCTTCTGAACTTTCAATAAACAATGCGCCAATGTGTTGTGTTCGTCCTGCCGCTAATTCTTGGTTGACAGGCTTTGTATGTTCAATAGTTACTCTTGCAGTACCTATATCCTGATAGCTCTTTCTACTTGTGCCATATAGTTTTGCTTCATTCATTTGTTCTTCTCCGCTGCGTTGTTTCGCTAAGAATTGATAATCTCTTTTGTCAAGATTGGATTTATTAATATTACGTGTATCAAATGTTAGTAATCTTTTTTTAGCAAACATTCTTAATTCTTTCAAAAAATCGTACCACGCATTTCTTGTTAATTGATCTTCTGTAGCAACAAAGTCTGTATTATACATTACTTGTACAGCATTATCTGTAAGCGTAACACTAACACTACCTAAACTTTTTTCACCTTGCTTATATTGAAAATCAAAAAATCGAGCAAGTTTTGGTTGATCAGTAACTTTTCCTTCCTCATCTCCAATAGTAATAGAAGGAAATCTACCTCTTATTTTATTAAAAAGTTCTTCTGCTATTAAATCTAAATTCTTCATGACATAGTATTTATCAATAGTTGGTTGATATGAAGATTGGCATCGGCGCTTGATAATCTTCTGCTTCTTCAACAGTAGTGAAGGTGTTATATATTCTAGGATCCCAATCTTTTAGTACAGTCATCATACGTATTATCAATAATACTGCACTTATTAAATCATCTGTTTCTCCAGGCTTGGCTTTAAAACTACTTCCTGCCGCAATAAATCCTTTAAGTTCTGTAATCAAAGGCCCACTCTGAACTTTCATTTTATCACTTTCTATCATAGTCTTTAATCTTGCACAGGCACTTACCTTTGTGCTGTGTGTAGTATTAAATCCTTTACGGAATTTACGAACATGTCCTTTGCGTATCGGCTCACTTACGAACAAACCTGGAATGTTTTCTTCTCCAAAATCATTTATTACAATTAGTGCCGCTTCTCCTATACTGTTATTTTCTACACTCCAGTATATGCTGTTTGCACTACCAACTTGTTGTTCTATATACTTTGCTATATCTGTCATAATACGTATCTGTGCAGGTATAGGTGTAGTATTATGCCTCCATTCTGCTACTTGTTCATAGGCAGGTAATTCAAATACTTGTATAGCGGCGTAGTCCCCGCCTGTGCCCATTGCTGGATCCAAAGCAATAGCATATGTTGAATCGGATTTAACTTTTTTATACCATCTTGTTTGCCCCATATTCATTATAGGTTTGGACCCCTCCATATTTGCAAGATGTATACTGTTGATTAGTGTTTCGTCAAATACAAGAAACTCACAACCATATTCACGCCTAAATTTTTCTTCGCCTATTCTGCCAATTTCTTCATCTCGCCAAACTTCGTCCCTGTCTGGATGTTCGTCCCATGTTGCAATAAAACTATGAAATCCATTTATTCCTAGTTCTTGTTCATTACCGTGTTCGTCGTATTTTTGTTCAGCTTGTTTCCATATTGTAGCAAACGTATCTTCATCTGAATTAGGTGTGCTTGTAATAATTGCTCGACCACCAGTTGCTAGTGTAGGTGATATCGATGTCCAAAACTCTTCAGCAATATTAGGTTGCACAAATGCAAACTCGTCACAGTATAGTAAAGAAATACTCATACCACGTCCTGTGTTGCCTGTTGTTGTTTGGCTTACAATTCTACTGCCGTTTTCAAATTCAATTGATCCTTTATTATAACTTGTAACACCTGCCCTAATATAATCTTCGCACATTTCATATACATAACGTATACGAGCCATTATTTCTTGTGCGCCTGTATATTTGTGAGCGGCGATTAGAATTGTTTGATCAGGATTAAACATAGCATACCAACACAAGTATATTGCCGCACATGTAGTTTTACCTGTTTGACGTGGCATCATGTTTATGTTGAATCTATAGCTGTGATAACTGTGTAGTAATCTTAATTGGTATTCATATGGATCAAATAAAAGTTTACCTTGTACTGGATGTTGTATAAAAGAAAATTTACGTGCAAAGTGCAGATAGCCTTTGTCAGGATCCATGCACATAGCTAAATCTTGTATTTGTTCTTCAGTGAACGTTTCTTTTTTATTTGCTTTTTTGGTTAGGACACCATCTAAACTTTTTGACATAACGTATTTAACCTATGATATCGTCATAGTATCCTGTATCGAACCTTAAATCAAATAGCTTACGCTTATCTTGCTGTATTAATATAGGTATAGGAGCACCGTTAGGACCAACAGTTGGTTCACTCCACAACCATTCATACTTAGGATCTATATCAATTTTTTTGTGTAATTTTTTAAGACGTCTACGATTGTATTTTTCGCATATGTAAACAATGGCTTGATTTTCACCTAACGGTTCAATTTCACCAGTCCATTTTACAAATTTGATTTCACCTTTTTTATGTGCGGCTCCACTCCAAGGACATACAGGTCTAATGTGTTGGAAGTACTGTTCCCAGTTAACCTCTTGACTTCTTACCACGGCTCTTTTTACCTCTTGAGCCCTCTGTTGTTTCGATGTCTTCACCACGCATACCACGAGACTTTTTCTTCTTGCCTCTATGTGCTTCATTGGTTTGTTTTTCTTGTAGTGCGGCCCAAAGCTGTTCTTTAATAGAACTTTCCATTGGATTGTCACCACTGTGCCAACTTGGTTTTTTACTCATTTTCTTAGGAGCATTTACACCACTATCCCTTGATAGATCTATCATCTGTTGATCTGCTGTGCCGTATACTTCGTCCGGTGAATTAGAATATTCTGCTTCATCAACATCATCTTCTTCGCCCATTCCGCAGGGTGATTCTGGTGGACCGTCTACTTTCATCATCATTGATTTCATATCATCATGTGGGTCCATTTTCATTGTAGGCATCATATCTGATACTGGCGCTGCATCTGGCATACCAGCATTTTTAAGAATACCAATGAGCTCTTTTACTTCGGCAGCACTTTCGCCATTCATTGAAATGTTCATACTTGCTTCTGTAACGTTTGTTTTATTAGTCATGTTATTATCCTTACTTGTGGTAACTGGTGCTGGAGCTGGAGGAGCACTGCCACCTGCGGCAGTATCTGTGCCACCAGCGTCACCACCCGGTTGACTTCTTCCCATTTGTCCTCTTCCTGCATTTCTACCTTTAGGTGTTGCTGTGTCTTTTTTAGTTGTATATGTTTTACCATTATATTCGTAAATTCCAGGTTTGCCTCCGAACGCACTAAATCCAGCTTCTTGCTTAACAGTGATTTTGATACCTTTTTTAGCAAATTCACCAATAGCTTTTTGTAGTTCTTTACCGCTGAAGTCATCTAATACATCAGGAATAAGTGTGGGATTATTTTGTACCATTGTATCAAACGATGCTTGGTCTGCAATTTTTCCTATGGCGGCATACACTGCGGCTTCGTCTGTACCCATTTGACCTTTGGTTGCTTTTAACAACTCAGCTGGGATAGCTTCTTGTGCTTTTTGTACAGCAGCATTCTTCTCGTTATACCGTTTACGTAGATCTATAAGTTCTTTAAACTTAGCTTGTAGTTCGGGACTTTGTCCTTGCATAAATTCTGGATCTTTTATTTTAGGATCTAGTTCTGCCATAATTGCTTTTAGTGCTTCTGTATCTTCAGGTGTTAATGCTTCATCTATCCTACCTTCAACAATAGCAATTAAATGTGAAAAATCTGTGCTTGTTGTTACTGGTTCGCCTTCGCCTAATCCTTTTTTGAATAAGGCAATCGCTTTGTCAAGATCCTGAGTCAAATCAGCACTGGCAATGCCTGCACCAGTATCAGGTTTGTCTGCAAAGTCTACTAACTTGGCTGCTGTTTCAGCACCTGGATCACCGTCTGCTTTTATACCTGCAAGTCCTTGTGCTTTTTTAACTGCGGCGATACTAGCCGGACCGTACAAACCGTCAGCATCGATATCCATATCTTTATTACCTGTAACAGTAGCAATCTGCTTCATGATTTGTTGAACGGCAGCAACACTGGCTGATTTTTTCTTACCATTATCTGTTGCTTTCATTAAACCATTTGCGTTTGCTTGCTTTAATTCTTTAGGCATTTCATTTCTGATCCAAAGTGCTGGATCTTTAATAGCCGCCGCAATAGCACTGTCACTGTTTGTATCGATTTGACCAGGTGAGCCGCCCTCGACCTCACCCGGATCTCCTGTTTGTCCTGATTGTATTTTTTTGTATTGGCTTTGTGCAGCTTCAATCTGTTGTCTGAGCTGGCCGTCGGTTAATGTTTCCATTGCACCTTCTAGCTCGCCCATAAGTTTTGCAAGTTCATCTGCTTCTTCATCACTCATTGCTTCTAGCAACTGTTCTGCATATGTACGAGTTGCAAAACTTTCATCAGTAGCTTGTTCTGTTGCTTTTGCAAGTAGTTCCTGCACTCTTTTTAACTTTGTTGATATTTCTTCATTACTTAATGCGCCTGTAGCATCACCGCTTTCTTCGCCTGCTGCGGCCATAACTTCTTTAGCTTTTGCCGCTACATCTTCTCTCGAACTTTGTGTTACTTTTTGAATCTTTTCTTTTGTAGCGTCAGGTAATAGTCCTTGTTTTGCAACATCTAGCGCCTGATCCATGTTGCCCCCTTTGGCACTCTTAACCTCATCGCCATCGAGGTAAACATAGGAACTACCATCTGCTCTGTACATACCTTCAAGTCCTAATGACTTTGCTATGTATGCAAGTACGTATCTTGAATTACTGTCACTACCTGCTTCTTTTTCTGCCGCTGCAATATCTTGTACGCTCATTCCAGGCTTAGCGTATTTTTTTACTATTGCATCTAATTCTTCATTCCCACCTGATACATCTTGTGCAGTACTGCTATCAAATTTTTCATATGCATTACTACCATCAATAAATTTTTGTGCATCTTCTTCTGACGCATGTAGGTCAAATACTTTGCCATCTGCATCTTTTATTTTTGTAACAGGTAAACTTTTGTCTACATTAAAATTTACTAGGCCTCCTTGACTTGATAGGCCTCTAGCTGGTGCTTCGTTAAGTATATCTAAATATGATCTCATGTAATTCATTTTAACTTCCTATTGGTGACTTAGCACCTACTGTTTCGTCTTTTATATCTTGCGATTCACCTGGCTTAACACCTTCTGTTGGATCTATTTCTCTATCCTTACGTGCATCTTCAAGTTCTTTCAGCAAGTCCATTACTCTGTTTGTTCCCGCAAGCTGTTGACCGTCTTCGCCGCCCATATCTTCTGTATTTAACATAGCTTCGTAAGGTTCATCACTTGGAGGTTCTTGTAATACATCAATGTCATGTCCTGGTGCATTGACTCTTACATATTTTTCATCACAATCGCAACAACTTGCAATATATGTAGCAAGAACATTAGGTGTAACTGGGTATGCTACTTCTGCTTCATATATTGTAACTTCCATATTTTGTAACTGGGGGAAATCTAATGGACGTTCTGTAATTGGTGTTGTTTTTCCTGTGCTTAATTTTACAAGTTGATATTTTTGCAAGCAAGTTTCTAACTTGTCGCTGTTATCTTTTGGCAAGTCTCCTGCCATTTTAATTGTAAATTCGTATGTCTTACTAGATTCAGTAAGTATGTCTTTAAATGTTCTCATAGCATTATTCCCGTTATACTCTATTTATCCATATTCTTAAGTTTCTCTAATAAACTGTTTCGGTCTGTAACTACATATCCTTCGCCATTTACAATGTCTCCAGTATCTATATTATCTTTATCTAATTTTTCTTTTTTCAACTGAAGTTCTATCATTTTAAGTTTTTTGTCCATTTTTGCAACTTTTGCATCAAGGCTTGTTTTTAGCATTGAACCTGCAACTTCAAACACTCTACCACTGTATCTACTTTCAACATTCATACCTAAATCCATTAGGTCTTCATAACTTTGCAAAGCACGATCAGCGATGTCTTCTAGTTCACCATCAGCTTTATCGCCTAAACCTTTTACTTGTGGAAGAGCCGCTGTAATTTTATCAAATTCTGCCATAGAACGCATAGTTTCTTCTTGCTCTACAACTGCTGTTTTAATTTTTTCTTTTTTCTTATCGTCGTTGATTATTTCTTTACTGTCAGGCATATTCAACAAATCTTCTAATTTTTTGGTCATATCATAAACCTCATTGTTAAAACTATTTAGCGTCGACCTTGATGGAAGATGTCTTCTTCTGTAATAACCCTAAAGAAAATGCCCTTTTGTTTACACCACGATCTTGCGGCTTCCCATTTTGCCATGTTCATAATGTAATGTGCTTGATTTGCTCTACTGCGTCCTAATCGTTCTTTGACTGATTGATTTTTTGGTTTAACTTCTATTAATTCTACTTTTTGTTTTCCGCCTTTATCGGCATATACAATAAAAAAGTCCGGTACATAAATTGTTTGCTTACCTGTAAGCGGATTTCTATATGGAATTTTTACAGCTTCGCTTGCCCATTGACTAACATTAGGGTGTTCGTCACAAAATTTCATAAAAGTATATTCCCAACTTGACCTATAAGTTGGAGTTCTATTACCTGCATATTTTTCAGGGAATTTTAATCTAAATTTGCCTTGTGCAAACCGTGCCATTATTCTAAAATATTTCGTTTTTCTGTTAGATTTGTTTGGCTGTCTCTAGTAAATCCAATTGTACTAGTGCTAGGTCTATTATAATTGATAACTTGAGCAACAACAGCAGATAGTTGGACTGCTTCTAAACCTTTTAAAGTATCCAATAGTTCAAATACTTTTACATTATCCAAACGTGCTTGTGTGAGCAATGTAGTTGCTGTGCTTATTGCCGCAGTTTTTTCAAATCCTCTGTTTTCAAAAAATCCAACTACAGCATCAACTTCATTACTAGGAAAGTTTTGACTAGCTGTAAAATATTGATCAAAAACTTTATTTACTTTTTGGTCAGACGTTAATTCGCTCATATTAGGTCATTGCCTCCAAATAGATCCTGTTGCCCTTGTGATAATGCATTTTTAAGATCGCCGCCTCTATTTTGGAATGCTTTTGTATTTGCTGTCCTCGATCTACTAATTGCATTTGTTGCGGCTAAACCTAAACCTACAGCTGCCGCCGCTGTTGTTAAACTTCCTTTACCGCCGCTTTTAGGAAAAAATGCTCCTGAGACACCACTCACATCAATACCGGCAGCTTGTCCTATTGCATTTTTAAGTATACTAAATCCTTCTTGTCTAAGACCTTCTTTTGAAAGACTTCTTATATTACCAAGTAAATTTGCGCCTGCTAATATTGCTTCTAATGGATTGTTAAAGTTTTGTCCGCCTGCTATATATTGAGCTAAACTAATTGCTGTGCCTATTGCAGTACCTAATCCGCCTGCACTACCACCGAGTGGCGATATAGGACTTGGTGTTCTATCATAATGTGCAGTATCTCCAAAACCTTTTGGATTATCGTATGCTACGTTATCTCTATTGTAGAATACAGCTTCATAAGCAACAGTAATTGTATTTTCCATCATACCTTGACCATCGCTGTTATCTAAAGAGTCATGTTGCCAATTTGTAATGATAGGATTAACTATTGTAAAACTTGTAAATTTTTTACGTGCAAACTGTGTAATTGTAATATCATCAAAAAATGGAAACCCAGGATTGTTATTGTCTAATCCAAACTTCCAACCATTATCTGTGCTACCTTTGTAGGTTGCATCTGCATTTCCTCGCTTAAATGCAGCTCTACCTCTATCCCAACCCTGATTACCATCTGCAAAATAATATCTATAGTATGCTTCTAAAAGCACACTTGTAATACCTAAATTATCATCGTGAAAGCTAATTGTAATAGGATCATATTGTATATTTGTTTGAATGTTCTTTTTTCGATTGTATTTGTTTTTTGTAGTAATAGCGGCACTAAACTTAGGCAAGTCTGCACGTTTAACTAACATGCCTACTTCATTTAGGTGCTTACGTGTAAAGTCAGGTAAAATACTACCTGCTGTTGAATTTACATTAAAATTTACATGATAAAGAAATTTTGATTTTGGTGCAAGACGCATTGCGTCCGTTACAAACATCCTACTTGCATGTTGCCAATCGGCTAAATTGCCCTTAGGATTAAGAACACCATTAATTAAATTATCTGCAAAACCTGAAAACTTATCTGCCATACAAATATTTATCCTTTATTATTAAGTGCGTATAAAATAAAAAAGGAGCCGATTAAGGCTCCTTTTAATACAGGACTAACTGATAAATGTCTTAGGCACCGCCACCTGTTACGGCAGTGTTAAGTGTTCTTCCTACTGCTGTACCAATACCTGTATCAGCTGGTGTTTGGATCGCATTATCGTATCTAATACTTAATGATACTGTCACTGGTTCATTTGTAGCATAATTTAATGTATTGTAGTTTGCACTCTCTAAGTAACAACCATATACTTCGAATGTATCTAGTATGTTTGGAGTGTGAATGCCGTTACCACCATCTAAGATCTCAATACGTGTTGTAAATTTGTAATCTAAGCCCGAAGCTGCACTTGACTGCTCGAAGAAATCAAATTGCTTCTGTAGTTGCTCGCCTACAAGTTTTTGTACGTTGTTGTTTACATCTTCACGTAAGTTTAATGATAGTGGTTCCCAAGTATGTTTACCTGCTAGATAAACTCTTGAATTGTATATATCTATAGTCATTTGTTCAAAACTTACGTTAGGTCTAGTAACATCTATTACTTGCTTTGTAAGCTCTGTAGTCGGTGTTGACACACCAAAGTTTTCCAGGCTCACTCTAAAGCGATACTGGAGCTTTGGCATAAGCAGTCCTTGGTTACTAGCCGAGTCGCCGCTTGCCAACGGTACTGTAATTTTTGATAGTGTTGAAATTGCCATCTATTGCTCCTAAGTTAATAGTATTTATCAGTTTATAGTCCTGCTATTTCTCCAGTATTTTTCAAGCGTAGTGGAATATATATAAACTCCACTGCTTTTACTGGTTCGATAGCAATGTCTAAGTACAGTTCGTTCCTGTCTATTCTAGCTGGTGTGTTGTTTGAATCATCACATACAACTAGATAATCGTATAGTGCTCTTTGACTTACAAGTTCTAGCATTAGACTTTCAGCCGCTTGCTTGATCTCATCACGTGTGATCTTATCATTTGGCTCAAAAATGTAAGGCTTTGCAAGTTTGTTTAGCTGACTACGCAAGTAGATAACCAAACGTGCTACGTTTATTCTGTCTAGTGAACTTGCACCTCTTGCACGAGTTTTTTGTCCGAAGTTAACTAATCCAGCACCTGTAATAAACGTAATAGGATTGACTGCATTTGAATACAGTGTATCTCTTTGTCCTTCGTTCAATGCAACACTTACAAATTCGCCTTCAGCGTTAAGGAAACCTGTTGAAGAAGCGTTAGTAATACCACCACGTCTTGTACCTGCTGGTGCAAACCATGGGAACGATACTTGATCGCTTAGTGCCAAAGTTCTTAACATCATATGTGATGGTGGAACAACTACATTATTTCCTGCGTTGTCACTTGTAAATCCTGATGGATAAAATACACCTAAGTATTCATCTCTACTTACAAGTCCATCGTCATTATCTTCTACAACCGTGTTTACATTGGTAGCCCAGTCGTTTAGCGAAGTTGCATCTGGTGTAAGTCTCATTGGCGAATCTCCTACAATAAATGCAGTCAATCCTCTGTCGAAGTTTAGACTTATCATTTCACCTATTAGTTCTGGATAACCAGGTGTTGCCATTACATTAAACAGTCTTGATTCATCATCTCTGATGTCATCGTTACTGTTTACTGTAGCTTGTAGAGCTTGTACAATAACTTTACGCTGTGCTTTACGTCCAAAGCTACCTGATCCATCATTTTGGTTACCTGATTCTGTTACCCAACGATGTACATAATAGTTTTGCATAGATTCGCCATCTCCAGAACCAAAACGTACATTATTGTCAGCTGTGTTAATATAGTTACGCTCGAAACGTTTTACATTAAATCCACTTCTACGTAAGTTCCAAAGCAACATACCTTTTGGATATAATGCTGGATCTGGGCAATCAAAATCTACAAAGTCACTTGTTAGTAATGTATCAATGTCGCCTGCTTCATTTGAATTAGCACCACTTGTATTATAACGTGCATCTGCAAATAATACGCCTGATTCAGTTGTTTGATCTGACTTATCAATTAATTCCCATCTGTTTTCAGCTGGTGTATTTGTTAAGTTTGCATTATACTTGTATATTGCTGGATAGTTTTCTAAATCAGCAGTGCCTATCCAAATGTCACCATTCTTTAGAGCAGATCCGTCTGACTGTGTTGTAGGCTTAGTAGCACTTACAATTGGTCCTGCTGGATCTGTTTGTTCTGCTGAATCTGACACCCAGTAAGGTGATGTAGCTGAAAGATATCCTACCCATTTTGTTCCGTCATTGATCATTATATCAACTTCGTCAACTACTGAACTATACCATAGCTGTCCTTGTGTTGCTAAAGCTGTTACAGCAGAATCGCTTGCAGTATATGTCAATACTTTCCAATTAGATGCTTGTAATTGTAAGGGACTTGTTGTGCCGTCTGTACCATCTTGATAATATAGATTTGGTGTACCGCTTGTTGCACTTACATATGCAGCAAAACCTGCATTAGTTAAAGCACCATCTGTATCAGTAAGTTTGATTTCGCCACCTTCTGAATGCTTAATAACAACCTTATTTTGTGTATTAACTTCTGCACTTACACCATGAATGTTATTATTTGTTATTGCCGCGGCTAGTAAAGCTGCATCTGTTGTTGCACCAGTAGCAGTAAATGTTACTGTATCTTCAGCTGTGAAAGCAAGCTGACCTTTCTTTGTAGATGATATTTTAAATGTAAATGCACCTGCAGAGAATGTACTTGCAGTAATTTTTGCTGAAGTAATCGTTGTAGGTCCAACACTTTCTCGTCTATAAAGTTTAAAAGTTCCTAATGGACTTGAATCTCCTGCAACATTTGTTTTTGCATATAAAGCACCGATTGCTATGTTTGCACCGCCGCCTGTTCTATCTAAATTATAAAGAGCGGCAGCATTTGTGTCATACATTGGTGATTCAATTTTGTTCCAAACTTTTGCTGAATCACTCCATTCTTTTACGTTTAACTTAGCACCAGCATTTGGTTCTGTGGTTTTAATCCAAACACTTCCTGTTGGACGTGAATATGTGTCTGCCGTTTTCCATTCTGGAACACTTGTATGTTGTGCTATAGCAAGTGCTGGAGGAAAGTATGTACCAGCAGTAATACCTAGTTCTGTAAGACCATCGGCATCACCTCCGATTAAAATATCTCCAGCTAGTGTACTATCTTGACTTGCACTTCCTGAACCATCACTATAAATTTCTAGTCTTGTATCAACTACTGCCGCTGTTACACCCTGTATAAGCAAACCGTTGATTGTTGAAACAACATCACTTACTGTATCACTTGAACCAATTGCAACTGTTGTTCCGTTAATTGTAATATTACGTGGAGCAGCAAAAGTTGGATTAGACTTTGAACCTTTTACAGTAGCCCAACTCTTTGTCCAAGCATCACTACCAACTAATACCCATGCTCCGCTTGAATTCCTGTAATAAATTCTGTTTAATGTTGATGTAGCTACAACTGCATAATCACCTATAGCACCTACTGTGTCTTTTGGTCTTTGCCCGGCGTATCCATTTGCTACTAAAGATCCACTTTCAGTTTGGGTAGAATCTGTAATTACTAGTGGAACTTTGTTAGTAAACTGTTGTCCGCCTGTCGTTGTGATTGCTTCACCATTCCACTGTTGAATACCGTATAAAGAATCATCTGTATCTAGCCAATATGTTCCATCAGTTGGATCTGCCGCAGGTGCTGTTGCACTTGCCGCTAGTTCATTTAAGTCTACATCTGCTCTTACTACGAATGCTCTGTTGCTAACACCCAACAACGAATAAGCAGCCTGTAATCCATATTCATTAAGTTCTGAACCGTGTATTGGATTGTTATTAGAATCAATTTGGAAAACTGGATCTCCAAAAGTGTCTGCTAAATCACGTTGTGATGTTAACAAGAAAGGCTTACCAGCGTTAGCTTTTAAAGTACCTTGTGCTGTGCCTGTGCCTCCTGCGTTAGCTTTGTTACTTGCAGAGGCAACAAAGATCATTGGGGTTGTGCCTGGCTCCGATGGGGTGTAAAAACTTTCGTCTATTACGGATACCTGAACACCTGGTGATGTTAATGCCATTTTATTTTCTCCTAAAGGTATTAGTCTGTTATACTTATTTATCGTAATGATTTTAATTTACGCTATTATATACCACAAAAAAGGGGCGGTAAAGGTACGGTAAATACAATATGAGACCATTATGTATATGTGGACAACGTCCTGCGGCTATTAATTACAGTAAAAACGGTAAAACATACTATCGTAAAAAATGTGAATCCTGTAACAAATATGGAACAGTAGGTAAAGGTATACCGCAATGGAAATTAGATGGTTATGAGAAAAAAGATACTTGTGAAAAATGTGGATTTAAAAGTGTACATCAAGAGCAATTCAATGTCTTTCATATAGATGGCCAATTACAAAACACAACACCTAATAATTTAAAAACAATATGTGCAAACTGCCAGAGGATTATGCAGAAGCAAGGAGTGCGTTGGAAGCAAGGTGATTTGATACCTGACTTTTGAGATCTTTAATTGTATCGTTGTTTTCAATTACACAATCAAATTGTAATTTTGCCCATCTCCATTCGCTTTCATGCACATTTTCAGGTTGAACATCATTTTGTACATAAGAAGTAAACCAATCTGGATCTGCGCCTCTACAAATTCGCCATACTTCTCCGCCAACTTGTCTAATCATTGTTGCTTCATTTTCAAAACGTACATCAGGAATTACAAAATGTTGATTAGGATTTTGTAAAATTTGTTGTTTTACTAAACTGACCCAAATACCATGATAAAAACCATTACGCATACAATCAGTGCCAAACATTTGAAGGACCAATCTAGGGGTAATGTGCTCATTAGTTTCTCCGCTCCAAAATTCATCTTTTTGTTCTCGCCATTTTCTACTTTCATCGGTTGTGCCTTCCAACATCTCTCTGTCCCAACTAAACACAGTAGCTACACCATCTTTTAGTTTGTCAGCAAAACTTACTTTTTTAAAATTATAATTGTTAACTAAAATATCAGCAACTGTATCTTTACCAGTTCCAATCAAGCCGCACATTCCTATAATCATACGATATCCTCTTATATGAATTTATTATATATGATTATATAAGGATTGTCAAGAAAATATTAACCGATTGTGAAGCTGTAGCCCATACCACCTGGAACTTGTGTAGATACTTCAGCTTCTAGTTTTTCCATCTCTGCTTGAGCTTCGCCTTTAAGTGTATCACCATTTAATTGTCCACCACCTTGTGGACCTGCTATGGTTGCAAATTTACTACGAGCTTCTCCAAGCATGTATTTACATACTGCTAAAGTGTAATCTTTTATCCATTGCTTGGCTAGGTAATCTTCAAGTAGTTGCGAATCTGGACGATAATTATAACATTCCATTAATATAGTTTCGTCGTCTGCTCTTGGACGTTGTAGTAATGTTAACTTATGCGTAGTAGGATTCCATTTAAATTCTATAAAACTACCAAACATTCTTCCAACTAATTCCTGGCGTTGTGAAAACATATCATATGTCGCTAGTCCGCCCATGTTTTGGCTGCTGAGCAAATATGCATTTGTATATGCAAGATTAAAGGGCTCAAATAATGTACCACCATCGCCACTGCCAGTTCTTGATCCTATACTTCGTCTATACACTTGCCTAACTTCTACAACTTCATTTGGTAGTATATAATCATTTTGATCTTCTACGAGTTGTAAGAATACATAACTTTCTTCGACTGAGTTGTCTGAACGTTGTCTAAATCTTGATAGTGCTTTTCCCAGTGCAGTTTCATAATGTATTGGATCTAATTCAACATCAATCATACCACCACCGAGCAGTGCATATACGTAGTCGAATACTTCTTGTTTTTGTGTTTGCAAACTGGCCATAAATCTTTCTCCAATAGTATTTATCGTTACGATAAATATGTACATGCCAAGAATATCTTTATATAGACCAGAAAAAACAAGAGATTATGAATTCATAGACAAACAAGTCCTTGAAATGTTTACTGTTGGTGGTACAGATATAAATGTACACAAGTATTTAGGGCCAGAAAACCCTACAGATTCAGAAGCTACAGCTGACAAACCACAGTACGATGCAGTAAAAGAAACAAACATACAAGATATGTTATTTTTAGAAAACAGAGATCGCAAATACGATCCTGATATTTACAATATGAGAGCAATTTATAATGTTCAAGATATTGATTTTGATTTAAGCCAATTCGGTTTATTTTTAAGTAATGACACATTGTTTATGACTATTCATATTAATAGCAGTGTAAAAACTCTTGGTAGAAAAATTATGCCAGGTGATGTTATAGAACTTCCACATTTAAAAGATGAATATGCTTTGAATGATTACACAACAGCCTTGAAGCGTTTTTATGTCATTGAAGATGTTAATAGAGCCGCAGAAGGCTTTTCAATGACATGGTATCCACATTTATATAGGTTAAAATTAAAACAAATATATGATGGTCAAGAATTTAAAGAAATCCTTGATTTACCAGCTGAAGAAGATACACCAGGAGGTAACACATTAAGAGATTTGCTATCTACATATGAAAAAGAAATGCAAATTAACAATGCTGTAATAGATCAAGCAGAAGCAGATGCAGCTAAAAGTGGTTATGACATAAGTCATTATTATACACTTGCAACTAACGATGACGGCAGTGTTGCATTAAAAACTGCTGACTCAGGTGAAATAGATGCAAGTGGACTTACACCTGTAGACTCACAAACTGACAATCCTGATAGAGCAGGCTATAATGGTTATCTACTTGGTACAAGTGATTCGCCTAATGGCGCTCCATATGGTATGGGAATAAGTTTTCCTACTAATAATCAAGAAGGGGACTATTTTTTAAGGACTGATTTTATGCCAAAACGCTTGTTTAAATATAATGGAAATAGGTGGGTGAAAGTACAAGACGATGTAAGAGTAACACTTTCAAACACAGATTCAAGAAACACACAAAAAACTGGATTCATTAATAACACTAGAACTAGCAAAATTGGTGGTGAAGAAACTAAAGAACGTCAGTCACTATCAAAAGCACTTAGACCTAAGGCAGACAATTAATGCAACATTTTTATGATGGACAAATAAGACGTTACATAACTCAAATGATTCGCCTAATGAGTAATTTTAGTTATAAAGACTCTAAGGGTAAACTTACACAAGTACCTGTAATGTATGGCGATATGACACGTATGGTATCAAGTATTATTCGAGATAATTCAGAAAACAAAATCCCAAGTGCGCCTCGCATAAGTGTATATGTCACAGGTTTAGAAATGGATAGAACACGTACAAGTGATAGTAGTTATGTAAACAAATTAAACATACGTGAACGTGCATATGATGCTGACGGGCAAGAATATTTAAATTACCAAGGCAAAAACTACACAGTAGAACGTTTAATGCCCACACCATACAATTTAACTATGAAGGTTGACATTTGGAGTACTAACACAGAACAAAAATTACAGATTTTAGAACAAATACTTGTACTATTCAATCCTAGTCTTGAGATACAAACCACAGACAACTATGTTGATTGGACAAGTTTAAGCGTAGTGCATTTAGAATCAATGACTTTTAGTTCACGTGCTATTCCTGTAGGTGTAGATAGTGAAATAGATGTTGCAGATATGACATTTACAACTCCTATCTATATTTCACCTCCTGTAAAAGTAAAAAGGTTAGGAGTAATAGCAAATATAATTACAAGTATTTTTGACGAATCAAAGGGCGATATCGAATTAGGACTAAGTGGAGCTGATTTAAATCGCTGGGACGATAGTATTAAAGTAGGAACAACAAGTGAGGGTAATGATACTGACAGAGATATAAACACCGATGTTGAAGATACTGTTGTGACAACAACTCACAGAAACTATGGTGCATATGTTGATGGTAACACAGTGCAACTTGTTCACAGAGGTACTGTAGGTGGTCAACTTTGGGACGATTTATTAGGAGCACATCCTGGACAATATCAAGCAGATATTAGTAGAATACATTTAACCAAACTTGATACAGATTCTACTATCACAGGTACTATTGCTGTCAACGAACTTAATCCTCGACAATTAATTGTCAATTGGGATACTGATAGTTTTCCAAGCAATAGCGTAATTAATGGTCCTGCAAGGGATACTAATAGTTTTACTACTATTGATTATATTATAGATCCTACAAGTTTTAATCCTTCCGATATAAAAACAAGTGGAGTTAGAATATTATTGTTATCTGATATAGGAGATACTAGTAATACTGACGGACCTGATGCTTGGAAAGCATCGAACGGCGATGATCTAATTGCATCATCTAATGATATAATAGAATGGACTGGTAGTAAATGGCAAATAGTATTTGATGCATCTGATACCAGTGATATTACTTATATTACAAATCTTACAACAAATGTACAGTATCGCTGGGATGGCACAGATTGGCTTAAGAGTGTTGACGGATTATATCCAAGAGGTACATGGAGGCTTGCACTCGAAGGCTAACTATTTGTATGAAAGAAATAGTTTGCAGTGGTGCAATTATCTATACATTAGACACCCAAAGATTTTTATTTTTACATAGGACTAACGGTAAAACAAACCGTACATGGGGACTCGTTGGCGGCACAAACGAAGGCACAGAAACTCCGTGGGAAGGACTTAAACGGGAAATCAATGAAGAGATAGGCCAAATTGATATTAAGAAAACAATTCCACTGGAAACATTTGTAAGTAATGATCAAAAATTTAAATTTCATACATACTTGTGTGTAGTTGAAAATGAATTTTTACCTAAATTAAATAAAGAACACAACGGCTATGCTTGGTGTGCATTTAATTGTTGGCCAAAGCCTTTGCATAATGGCTTAAAAAATACACTTACAAATAAAGTAAATTTAAGTAAATTAGAGACAGTTTTTAAAGTTGTAGATCTTATGGAGTTATAATGAGTGATAGTATGTTAGAAACCTCATATGGTATGGATCTGTTGTGGGCTAGCCACAAAGATTATGCATGTAAAATTTTAGTATTTAATAAAGCAAAGAATAGAACAACAATGTATTTTCATAAAAATACAGATAAAACTTGGTTTTGTAATGCAGGAAAGTTTAAGTTAAGATATATAGATGTTAAAGATGGACGTATGTATGAAGCTGAATTAGAAGAAGGCAAAGTCTTTCATGTGCCTCCTTTGATGCCAGTGCAGTTGGAAGCATTAGTAGATAATTCAAGTATGACAGAAGCAAGTAACGGATATGACGAATATGACATTTATCATGTAATACCAGCAGAAAAGTGGGAAGAAAATGGAATTTGATATCGAAAAATTAAATGCATTAGAAAATCATCTCTCAAAAAACTTAATGGAAGCAGATGGAAAAACATGGGAAAAAGAGTTTAAACCATTTTGGATAAATTATAGAGATGATGTGCCGAAATGTTTAATGGTGATAAGAGAGTTCAAAGATTTACTTAAAAAATTAGAGGAAAAATGATGGATCTATTTAATTTATCACAAGAACCAATGTTCCTAAATGAATGGAAAAAGTTTACTGCTGGATTAAAGCAGGTAGAAAATAAGGACTACGCACAGCAAATAAATGTGTTAATGGATGAGTTGAAAGACCTAGTACAAAAAATAGATGTTGGTCATGATTCCGATTTCAACGGATATATTAATCCGCATGGATTAATAGATACAAGACATAAAATTCAAGATGTAAGGCAGAAAATATATCAAAAATTTTCAGAAATGGGAATTACAGTGCGTTAAACGCTTTGACTGTAATTGTACCTACCATTGCAGAATGTGCAGTGCATTGATATCGCCAGTTACCACTAATACCAAAAGGCACATGCCAATACAAAGTACCTGATGTCTTACCATTTGCATTTGATCCTGTAGACTTTGTACCTGTAGTAGAATAATGAACAAGTCCTGTATTATACGTAGTACCTGTGTTATCCTGGATTTCAAAAGGATGTCCTGACATTGTAGTACTATTAAGATTAAATGCAATAGTTGTGCCTGTAATACAGTAAATTGTAGGGTTTAGAGAACTATAATGGCTATCAAATCTGTATCCATTTGTTCCACTAGCAGTAACTTCTAGCATTGCAATAGCAGGTTCTGCTATTTCGTCAATACTAAGTCCAGCAGATGTAGCATCTTGTAAATCATCAAAGTCAGATGCACCTCCAGTTGCATTACTGTTAATAGTAATCTGTTTATTGCCCGTATCCACACTAAATGTAACATTACTACCTGGAGTTAATGTTAAAGTATCTGTAGCACTTGAAGCTATTATGTTATTTCCATCGGCAGCTATAGTTGCAAAACTATTTGATGCGCCGCCGCCGCCCCCGGCAGTTATAGTTACAACACCGTTAGATACTGCTACACCTGCACCACCTGCTCCTGCAAACTGCAATGTACTTCCTACTGGTACACTACTACCTGTGCTATCGTCGCCAACAAATGTAATAGAATCATCTCGGTCTATAATTTGATCGCTTGTAATGTTAATTGCTGTTTGGTGCTGAGTAACACTAGATTGGGTAATATATTGATCTGGTACATTAGCCCATGTTACAGCAGAAGTAAGATCGTTTGTTTCTGTAGTTAATGCACCTATACCTGCGGCAGTTGGAGGTGTATATCTAAATACTCCTGTAGAATTATCATAACTTATTGCGCCGTCTCCACTAGCAACAAGTTCGTTACCAACACTAAAACTAGCGAGTGTGGCTACGGTTGGTGTATTACTAAAATTATTATAATCTAAATAATAAGATCCGTCAAAACCATCCAAAGTATCAGCATCAGTTCCTGCACCACCTGTTGTTGCGTCAGTTCCAGGTGCCCATTTTGCACCGTCCCATTTTAACACCTGCCCTGTCGTTGGAGTCACTGTAGTTGTATCTACATCACTTAAAAAATCAACACTAAATGAACTTAAACTAATTGTAACATTTGAAGTATCTGTCGCAATAGCTGTTGCTATGTTAGTACCACCTAAAATATTAAGTGTAGATTCTCCAGAAGCGATTACCTGTCCATCATCACTTACGATAGTCTTAAATGTGTCTCCGCTTCCTCCACCACTTCCTAAATCATCATGATTTGCAAGTTGTACCCAAGCACCTGCATGTGCAAAATATGCCGCGCCTGTAGCATGTACATGTGCAAACATACCATGATATGTAGTTGCAGATGGTAAATCAACAAGGTTATCATAAACATTTGCAAATTTAATTTTTCCTGTAGTTGTAATATCATTACTGCCCATGTCTAGATTTGATCCAGTTATTGCTACAATAGCATCTGCATTGTCAAAAAGCAATGAACCTGTATCAGTCAAATCGCCTATATCAGCAGGTATAGTTGGAGTATCAGTTAGATCATTATAAGAGCCTGTTCCAGGATCTGAAACTTTTAAACTATTGCCTTGATTTAAATGAAAATGACACCAATAATAAATTTGTGCAGGAGTTACTGACTTTACAGTTAATAATACTTTTCTTGTAGTAGCAGATGTAAATTTACTCACATAATCTGCCATTGAAACTGGATCATCATTTATAATATATACTACACCTACATTATAATGTCCACCTCCTTCTACTAAAGCTCCATTTTCTGTTGTACTAAACATAAGTGGATGATAAAGTCCACCATAGTTTTTATTTGTATCATCTGACTGATCAAATATATATGTTATTCCCCTAACTAAATTTAATACAGGTTTTTCTACTCCATCTATATAAAATACACCCGATGCTTGTCCTGCTACAGTATCTATTCCTACTGTAACTGCCCTTTCCAAAACAGATATTCCTGTATCAATAAGATTTTGTGATAAATTTCCTGATGTAAGTAAAGTAAATCCGCCTCTATCTTTTCCGCTGAATACTCTTAAACTATTTGATTGTTGATCGTAAAATACTTCTCCACTTGAGCCAACGTTTCTATCGAGAAAATCGTCAGACCTTGGTATTATACGTATTCTATCTACTACTGGTGAGAACTGTGATGACATCTATATTTTCCTAATATAACATATTTATGCCATATCAAGATAGTCAAGGGGTGAAATAAACCTATAATCGCCCATAGCAATCTGTAATTTACGGTTGTTGCTTTGTGTGAAGTATTGGTACTGTTGTTTGATTGTGTCAGGAATAGGAATTTCATTAATTTCGGCACTAGTTTTTTCGGCTATCTTTTCTGCAATCTCATAAAAACTTGTTGCACTACCTGTACCTACGTTCCAAACACCACTTTCGGTAATTTCAAAGAATCTTTTGTGTATTTCTACTACATCAGCAACACATATAAAATCACGTTTAATATCTTTACTGCCTTCAAACACTAAAATTTTTTTATTTTCTTCAGCTTGTTCTTTAAATTTGTGAAACACACTTCTTTGATTGCCTTTATGTGCTTCTCCTGGACCATATACATTAAAATAACGAAAACCTTGCACAATAATATTATGTCGTTGTTGATGCACCCAGCGATCAAATAGATATTTTGACCATGCATACGGACTTTCTGGCTGTAAATTTCCATCTTCAGTGAAATGATCCGTTTTTCCGTAAACACTTGCAGAACTTGCATACTGTAAATTTACACCTGCGTGATTACACTCGTTATACAACCATTTTGAAAACTCATAATTTTGTAAAATTACCTTATCAACATCTTTTTCTTCAGTGCTACTGATTGCACCTAAATGCACCACCCAGTCAAAACCTTTTACATCTGGTAATTTTTCAGCATTCCATTCCCAGCCTGCCACTTCATGTTTATTAATTATAGAATTGATAAAATTTTGACCTATAAATCCTTGATGTCCTGTCACTAATATCTTCATTTTAAACTTTCTGCAAATTCTAATAAGTTTTCAAAAACTTTTGTACGTTTTTTTAAGTCTTTGTTGGCAAAAGTATTTAATTTTTTGAGTGTTTCTTCACCATATCCAGTTTTGACTAGAATAGGTTTTGCTTTAATTTTAATTGCAGCCTTTAAGTCTGTAATCTTATCACCAACATATACACCTTTTGAAAAATTCACGCCTATTTCTTTTTCAGCACGTTGGAACATACCAGTATTTGGCTTTGCGTAAATATCATCTTTTAGATTTGTTGTGCTGTAATACAATCCGTTAATACTTGTACATCCGATATTTCCTAAAAGTTGTAACATATGCTGATTTACTACATCAACATCTACCGGAGTCATCAAACCTTTATGTATACCTGCCTGATTTGTTAAAATAACAACATCATATCCTTTATCACGCATAAGTTTTATGGCTTCAAGTGACCCTGGAATAGGTTCAAACTCTCTTGGGTGCTTGACATATGTACCAATGTCCTTATTAATTGTGCCGTCTCTGTCTAACCCTATTACAAAGCTATCTGTCATATGTATACCATCCTGTGATAATATATTTTTCACCTTCGTATATAGGATTTCCTCTATGTGGATGTGTGTAAGCAGTTGGAAAAAATACTAAACTGCCCTGCTTAGGAGAAAGTTTTACTCCTTGATACAAAAATTCAGTATCGCCTCCATTCTTTACAGTGTTAAGATACAGCATGTAGTTAACAACTCGTGTACTTGATCCAATATCTCCACTTTCTTGGTGCCATGCATGGTATCCTTGGTGTGGACTAGTCTTTTGGACACTCATTCCCTTAGGAGAATGCTCTTCACTATTCTTTAAAATGTCGTATTTTTCTTGGTACAAGTTTGTATATGTGTCATGTAGTAAAGTGTAAAAATGTTCTACTAGTTTATAATCATAATGGTATTGTTTGTTGTTGTGTGCCCAATCAAATGTGACTCTTTCATCACTATTATGCTGTAAACTATTCCTGGTATAAGTTTTCTTGAGTTTGCTCATCATTTTAAAGTGCCTGATTACTTCATTACAGTAATCTGCACTAAAAATGCCGTCATAGATTTCTATACCATTATAGTCGTCTTTCATGTTACTGACTGTCGCCTTTTTCTACTCTATAATTATCTTCAACACTATCTGCTGTGCTTACTTCTACGATAGTTCCTTCTTTTATGCAAGTAATTTGGTGTGGAACCATTGGAGGATTATGCCATGTGTCTCCTTTTTCTAAAGTGGTAACATTGACATCAGCAGTTTTTGTATCTATCCAGCGTACAATATAGCTTCCAGACAAAATATGCCAAGTTTCATCTTTAATTTTGTGCATGTGCATTGAACATTTATGTCCTCTATCAAAATTAAGCAGTTTTCCGCAATATAAGTCATTTGTTGCAAAGATAGTTTCACTACCCCATCCTTTTTCTACTTCGCCTTTAAGTCTAGTCACTTATTTTCTCCACTATTTTACTTGTACTATAGCCATTTACTGTAGGAAATATATCTACATCTGCAAGATCTGAACCTACAACATCATTTGGGTCATAATCTCCGCCTTTTACAATAAGGTTTGGCTTTATTTCTTCAATTAATTGGTAAGGAGTATCTTCTTCAAACACTTTTACCTCGTCTACCCACGGTAATTCTTCTAGTTGTGCTATTCTTGAAGTAATATTATTAATTGGTCTTTGTGATCCTTTAATTCTTTGTACACTTGCATCACTGTTAATACCAACAATTAACTTACTACCCTTAGTTTTTGCATATTTTAGTAATTTTAGATGTCCTGCATGTAAAACATCAAACACTCCGTTAGTAAAAACAACTTCTTGATGAATATCTTCTTTAGAAACAACATGTACACCTCTATGTTCAACTGCTCTTGCGGCGGCAAAACATGCTTTTTCACATGCTGTAAATACATTTTCATCTTGATCTATTAGATAAGCCAATACAGCTAACACTGTGTCACCTGCACCTGTGACATCAGCTACTTCCTGGGCAGGTTCTTGAAAATGTTGATATTCGCCGTTTTTGTTGAAAACATACATACCATTTGCACCGGCTGTTACTACCAGCCATGTCCAATTATAGTCAACAACTGCTTGTTTTGCCTTTTCTATAGAAAATTTGCCAAACCAATTTTTAAATTCGCGAAAATTAGGTTTCACAAGGTAAGCATTTCTATATATTTCAGCATTTTGCTTAGGATCTACCAAAATTTTACACTTTTTTTCTAATATCTTTTGTATAGTATCTTCTCTTACTGTACCTTTTGCGTAATCACTTACGCATACAATATCATTTTCATTCAATTCGCTTATTAACCTATCAAAAGCGTCTGAACCTGTGTATTTTTCTTCTCTATCCCACCTACAAATGTGCTGACCTCCTTGTCCGACAAGTCTATTCTTTGTAGTTGTCATAGTACTATCCATACTTGCTCTAAAATTAATCTTTTTAAAGTCGGAAAAACAGTCTATAACCCTATAGCCTTCTTTATCTGGTGCAATACTTCCATAAACTCCAATTTTTCCGTTGAGATTTGCAATGTTGACTGCTAAGTTGCCAGCACCTCCGGGACAAAATTTTTGTTCTACTTCTTTAAGCACTGGTACAGGCGCTTCAGGACTGATACGACGGGCTTTGCCTACGATCCATCTATCCAACATTATATCGCCGTAAACTTTTATCATAATTTATACTAACATAGCTTTCTAATTAAGTCAATCATCATTTTATGCGGAATTGTTTTAACATTAGATTCAGTGTCTCTTAAATTTTGCACTGATCTGTTTGCATAATCTTTTACTGCCTGAGGGAAGTTTTGAAACTGTTGCTTTATGCTTTCTGTATCAAATAAACCAAGGCCATGCAATACTAATGCATGATTATATTCGTTAAACAACACTTTAGATGTTTTATTATTAAAGTCTTCGCTAATTGGTAGCTTATTTTTCCAAATTTCTAAATTATTTTTTAGACTTTCAGGTAATTCTACAGATCTTGCATTTATCCAAAAATTAGTATCATCTCTATCACACATGTAATGCAGTAAAACAAAGTCTCTTATGTTTTCTAATATTGCATTTACTTCTTCATTATAACGATCTATAGTAGTTTGGTTATATTTGTGTAATCTACTGGCAAGTAAAAATGCTTGTTGTATACTTGTACCAATACTACTTGCTTCTAAAGGTTCAACAAAACTTGCACTTAATCCTATTGCACATACATTTTGAATCCATGTTTTATCTAATGCTCCCGGATCGAAACTGATTGTTTTGGCTATATCAACAGTATGTCCTAGATATTCTTCAACTTCTGCCTTTGCTTCTTCGTCAGTAATATAGTCACTATCAAATATGTACCCGTTACCTTTTCTACCCCATACAGGAATACGGAACATCCAACCATATTTCATTGCTTGTGCAAGTGTCCAATACGGATATTCTGTCTCATCTCCTGTTGGAAACACAATAGCACGTTTCATTTTTAAGTATTGACCATAACTTTGCCATTCGGCACCTAATTTACCAATTAATAATCTTGCAAATCCGGTGCAATCTATATAAAAATCATAATTGTATTCACTACTTCCTATTAATTTGTCCACTCCGTTTTTATCTAGTACCACTTCTGTAATTTTATCATCATATTGACTTATTCCTATTTGTGTACATTTATCACTAAGGAAAGTGTTTAGTTCACGTGTGTTAAAATGGTACTGTGTTACTGGCATTTCTTCTGGAGATATGTCTATAAATTTATTGAATGGGACTTCGCTGTTCCAAGTTGTATGTGCTACTAAGTCTATAGGATCACAATCTTCGCCTATTAATTTAGCATATGCCATCGGAGTATCGTTATGAGCTCCTACTAGATTGCCTTCTACACCCTGTAAATAGTCTCTGCTTCCCCAACCTTTAAACATAATACCACTTTTAAACGTTGCACCACAATTTTTAACTATTTCGTGAGGATGTATACCACAATAATCTATAAATCTTGCCCAATGTTCTGTACTGCCTTCACCTACACCAATTATTCCTACGTCACTACTGCTTATAATGTCTATTTCATAATTAGGATATGTGTTTTTTAGAATAAGTGCAGTTACAAATCCAGCTGTACCACTACCTAAAATACAAATTCTCATGTAATCTCCTATATGAAGAATTGTTGATTTATTCTATATGTATCAACAAACATATCTGGTTTTATATATGCTGTATGTAGTGCGTTTTGGTTATATAAAACCATCCTATTATATACCATTTCTGCCATACCAATCATTTCCCAGTCTCCTACACTATCAGTCAGGTAGTGATCTATTATTTTTGTTTTTTCTTTATCTATGTGTCCACTACGGTTACTTGTGCTACCATTAAATTTATAAAAACTTGTGCCGCCTGCACATTCGTCAGGTGTATTTAAGTATATTGTGCTTGCAAAATTTACATCACTAGGATTATCAACATGGGGGGCCATAGGTGGCAAATCAATACTTTTCATCACATTAACCATAAATGTTGCTTGTTGAAAACTTAAATGTATAGCTTGATGATGTACACTATTAAATACGTTTGGCCAATTTGTTCTTAATAATTGGTCATATATTCCGCTCATACTGTCTAAATCATAAAATGCGTTAATTCGTAACGCAGGATTTCCACATCTAATACGTTTATTAGCTGTTGGCGGTATACTTAGTGCTAATTGTCTTACTAAATCAGGATTTTTGTAAAAGTTATCAACTATTACACAAGGTACAGTGTCATAATATTCAACTTTTATCTCGCAATCGGGATTGATTGCAAATACATCCTGTTCATTAATGATATTAATCATTCATTTTACTCACTAATATATCCAGTTCAGGCAAATACATATACTCTATATCACTGTTTGCCATTGTTCTAACTGCATCATCAAGTGTCTCTACAAGTGGTTCTCCTCCTAAATTAAACGATGTGTTAAACAATATTGGAACTTTTGTTTTTTCATAAAACTTTTCTATTAAATTGTAATAGTGTTTGTTTTGTTCTTTTGTTACTGTTTGTATACGGCAAGTTCCATCTACATGAATAATGCTAGGAATCTTTTCTTCTACACCTGGCTTACAATCCATTGCATACATCATGTGTGGTGATTCTTTCAATGTATGCATTTCAAACCAATCATGAGCATGATCGGCTAATATTGTTCCTGCAAAGGGACGAAAATATTCTCTACGTTTTACAATGTTTACATGATCTTTTCCATTTGGGTCAGTTGGATCATATAGTATACTACGATTTCCTAATGCACGTGGTCCGTTTTCTGATCTACCTTGGAAAATAGTTACAATATTTCTATCTGTAAGTAGATTTACTACATCATCATAACTAATATTTGTTTTAAATTCTGCTTCATATTTTTCGCATACAGAAACGACATCATCTTTTGTGTAAATGTTACGAGGACCTAAATATAAACTATTACGATAGTTACGTACTTTATCATCTTCAGTTGTGTTATGATAAATTGCAAGTGCCGCTCCAACACAAGTGCCAGCATCACTCGATATAGGTTCTACAAATAAGTTGATTTCATGCTCTTTTAGCTTATCTAAATACCAATAGTTTGCAACACAGTTAAGTCCATAACCTCCAGAAAGAACAATATTTTTATTTCCAGTTTTTTCACTTGCTTCTATTATAAGTCTTAAAACTTGTTCTTGCGTTTCTTGTTGTAATGCAAATGCTAAATCTCTTCTATTTTCTAATTTTGTTAGGTCCTTTTCTCCTGGCACTGTATGAAAATATTCGTATGAACCTTCATTTACAAATGCACCGTTTGGATAATTTGGAACAATAAAATTCCTATTTGCTTGTGGCCATTTTGTTTCATTTACAAATAATTTTGGAATATTTTCGTTTGGTTTTCCGTAAGGAGCAAGGCCCATAGTTTTGCCAGCTTCAATAGGTTGAAATCCACAATAATGTGTTACTGCTTCATATACTTTTACTATACCTGCACTATCATCTATACATAGATCAAACTCTTCTTCGCCTTCTTTTTGAACGTTTTCTATCATAGCACCTGTAAATGGACCACGTCCGCCTTGATGTTTCCATAATGTTTTAAAATTTGCAGGATAGCTACAATCAAATATAGTTTCTAATTCCCAAGTCATTTCCTGATTCTCACCAAATTGCATAGGAATAAACGTACCAGCGCCATCAACTATAACTGCTGTTGCAGTCTCAAACCCACTGTTATAGAATGCACATGCGGCATGTAATTTATGATGTACATGACTTAGATCTATAACTTGAGGATGGTCATAAACCCAATCAGGATTTCTATCAATAAGCCCTAGTTTTCTAGCTAATCCTGTATACATATCATCACCGGTGTAATCTATTCTTGAAGATTCAGCTAACGGCTGAGTGTGAGCTATAACTAGATAATCTAATTTATCAGTATACTCTAATATTTTGACCATTCCTGCGAATGGACTACCATCATATTTTTGTCTAGATAATCTTTCTTCTTCAACTGCAAAAACTATTTCGCCATCTTTTAATAAACAAACACAACCATTGTGTCCACGTGTAATGCCGGCAATCCACTGTGCCATTATACTTCTCCCATTTCGTAACTAAAGTCACATACTAATACTTTACGTTCATTTTTTGTTGGTGCTGTTCCATGCCAAACAGTTCCGTCCATTATAATTAAATCTCCTGCTGTAGGTGGTATATATTCGCACCCAAACTTATCATGCACTAGAAATAAATTGCCGGCTTGCGGCCAGTCTTCATTATACTCATAGGTATTTAAAAATAATACACTTGTAAACTGCAAACCTGGCTGATGTCTATGCACACCGCTGTAAGATTCTTTTTGATAGTCGATCCACCAGCATTTTTCGAACTTTATATTTTGTATAGGTAGGTTAATATGTCCTACTATGTAATCTAAATAACTTGTATCTTCAAAAGGCCATGCAAAATCATCCATATAGTACATGTTGGCACCGCCACTATCTTTGTGTGTTTGGGTATGTGTTCCATAAAGTTTTGCAAAATCTTTGTAACCTTCGTAATTACATCTAATACGCCAACCACTGTACATTTGTAAAAACCATTCATCATCCATCATCCTTTGAATGAACCTCCTGCATCCTGGTCAAGATTTTCTACAAATTTATATTCCCAATCCATACAAAATACTTTACGTTCGTTTATATTAGGATATGTACCATGTTGAATTCTTCCGTCTAATATTACTACATCACCAGCTTCTGGAGTGAAATCAATATGTTTTATTTTACTAGGTGTTGCAAATAGATGTCCTGCATTTGGTCTAGTTTCATCATGAAAATAAGGAGTTAAATTACAAATTACACTAAACCGTTGTGTTTGTTCGTGCGAGTGCATAGTACTATAGGTTCCTAGTGGATAATCGATCCACCAACTGCTTACAGGGCGTACATTTTCTATAGGCAAATTTTCTACACAACTATACACAAAATCAATAAAATGTTTTTTTGGGTCAGCGTACTCAGGATATCTATAATCTTCGTAGTAGTTCATTTTACTTCCGCCCGGTGTAGTGTGTCCGTCAACATTTAATTCAAATAAACTTAAAAATCTTTCATATTCGTTATAATGATTTTCAGCCAACATCCAATCTTGAAATATTTCATTATAGAAATGATCTGCTAAACTAAAACTCATATTTTTGGCTTTCCGGTATGTCCTAGTATTTGTGCTGGTTGTGCTTGTTGATTATGTACTACGCCGTGTGTTGGACACACTTCTTGTGTTTGTTGAGGAGGTTTATATGTACCTGTATATTTTTCACTTTGGCCCAGACGTTTTTTTACGGTGTTAACAATCAGCTTGCGATCTTCGTCTGTCATCATCATTACTTCGTCATTTAACCTGTCAGGCATGTCTTCCATTGTAAGTCTAATAGGACTGTATGTGCGTTTATCTGCACCTAAATCAATTATATCAAAGTTGTCGTTATTAGGAAAACTAACATTAACAGGATACGTAGCACCTAAAACAACTGTTGCCGTTCCACCTAGTGCTTTAACAATATGTTGTCCTACACTATCACATCCGAGAAAATGATCTGCTATTTCGATTATGCCTGCCCAAATTCTTATATCAGGAATATTAGGTTGTGCTACAGGATATTTACTTTGTCCTTCTTCTAGTGTAATTGGAATTTCACTCATCATTATTACTGCATATTCTTTTTTGAGAGTGTTTACTATTTCAACTAAATCATTTAGGTTAAAACTTCTACTTGTGCCATCGATTATTAAATCTCCGTTATTTTCAACAGCTCTACCAAATGGTTGTACTACTATAACCTTATCAAATCCAGTAACGCTTTTAACTTCTTCAACTACATTATATGCTTGTGCTATTTCTGGTTTAAATAAATGTATTGTTGGATCTTCTAGATCTCTGATTCCTTTTTTGTTTATTTCGATATCAAACGCTTGTGCAATACTGCACTTTTGATTGTAGTATTCCCATACTCTATAAGGTTCTGGAGATATACAATTTCTATTTTTTATTTTTTCTTCGTATAAATTTTTGTGCCAATTATCAAATGCACGTTTATGTAGTGTAGGATGTCCTTTGTAAAAGTCCATACCTCCTTCACATACTATGATAAAATCGTCTTCAGGATTATCTTTTTCGTAGTTGATAAAAGCGGGGATGGAACTGATAACTCTACCAGCGCCACCGTTGATAAAAAATGCGGTTGAACGTTCCAAAATAAACTCCTATTTGTATTATATTAACACATAATGGATTAATACGCAAGATATTTATTGAGTCTACTAGGGATTTTCAGTGAAAGTGAAAGGGCATTTACGCCCTTTACTAGTTTTTTATTCGCCGCCGCCCATTAGGCTAGGGTCAGGGGCATTATCTGTATCTGGATGCCTTGGAAACATCATCATAGCTTGCCACGGTTCATAGCCAGCTTCCTGTAATTTTTGAGGTAAATCTCTCAATAATTTTCTAAATGTTTCATATGTTTGTCTTAAGTTTGCAGGCATATCTGGAGTCATTTTTGAATCTGTCCCTGCTAGTTGTTCATTTCTCACAAGTCTCACATGCTCCCATGTAAGAGTTTTATCAACACCTTGAGCTTCCCAAGTTCTTACTGGCACTATAAATTCATCTTTTTCAAAATCATATTTGATATTCCATTCATCGTAAATATCACGTGCTAAAAATTCTCCTGGTTGGTCTACGTTTGTGTAACCTTCGGGTGTTGCCCACATTGTTACATAATCTCTTTTAAAACGTCTCTCAGCATCTTCTGGGTGTCCACAATCATTTGCAATTTCGCAAAGAAACGGTTCTTTTTTACAATCTACTGTGACTCTAGTTACGTTTTCTGGCACTGGGCGTTCAAGCTCTTCTGGTTCGTACAAGCACCAGCCTGTTTCTTTTCCGTAGTCTTCACTGCTAGGATCATTATCTACTTCAAAGGTTAAATATTCCGGACCTTCATAGAAGTCTTTATCTTTTTTGCCTTGAGTGAAAGTATCACCGCCCCACTCATCCGGCACCGGAAATTCAAATTCTACTCTTATGTTTGGCATTTTCCTATCTCCATATTAATAAAAAGTTATTTTTACGATTCCTGAACCACCTTGTCCAGAACCACCTGCACAACACTTGGCCCAGTTACCGCAATAGCTACTTACTCCGCCTGTTCCTCCGCCGGCCGGCCAATTGACATAACATCCACATGCACACCATGCTTCAGTAGTTTTGACAAAATCTGTCATACCTATCATTGGTGCTTGTCCTGCAAAGCTCATTGTACGCCAACAATGACATCCGCCAAATCCTGGTCTAAATCCTGTGGTACCCATCATTCCAAAGTCTGCACCAAATATACCACATATTAGACAGTTAGCACATGTATGGTGGTGTCTTGGTCCCCAAGCATCTCCATTACACATCCAACCACCGCAACCTCCGTAAGCACAGAAGTTTGATAGGTTATATCCATTTACATATGATCTGCAGCCCATTGTTGCTGTACATGTATGTGATTTATCGCATCTCCAAGTACCGCCCGCACATATAGTATACTGACAGCCAGGATTAGTATTTACAGTTTTAACTGCATAGTTTCCTCCTGCACCGCCAATACTAAATGAACAACAATTACAACAGGTATGTCCTGCACCACCACCGCCACCTGACCAAATCTCGAAAGTTAGCTTAGTAACATTTGACGGCACTGTCCACAAACAGCATTTGCCGTTAGCTTGTTCACAACAGTTACCAGCACTAGAACATCTGTGACATCTTAAGCCACGTTCGTTATATATCCATTGCACTCCATACTCAACGTTTGCACCTTGTGCAAGATCATCAGTTGTAATTTCGCCACTTGGTATTTGATCTGATTTTACTTTTTTATATGTTGCGTATACTGCCATTATTAATTTTCCTTAAGCAAAAGTAATTTTTACTACACCTGATCCACCTTGGCCAGACCCGCCTGCACAGCATTTTGCCCAGTTACCACAGTATGTAGAGTTACCAGATGTTCCTCCTCCAGCTGGCCAATTTACATAACATCCGCATGTACACCAACTTTCAACTACAGCAACAGTTTGCATTAGTCCTATCATAGGTGCTTGACCTGCGTGTGACCAGTCAGCACCTCTACAGTGACAACCACCAAATCCATTATATTGCCCAGTTGTTGCCATCATACCAAAATCTGCACCAAATATACCACAGATATTACAGTTAGCACAAACTTGTGAATGCCTAGGTCCCCAAGCATCACCATTACACATGTATCCGCCACAACCACCTGTTGTACAGAAGTTTGATAGGTTATATCCGTTAATATAAGACCGACATCCCATAGTTGCTGAACATGTATGTGATTTATCGCATCTCCAACTACCACCTGCACATATTGTATATTGGCAACCAGGCACTGTGTTAATAGTTTTTATACCGTAGTTACCACCACCGCCTCCAATTGAAAACGAACAGCAATTACAACATGTATGGCCTGCGCCACCACCACCACCTGACCAAATTTCAAATGTTACTTTGGTTACATTCGATGGTACAGTCCATAAACAACATTTACCATTAGCTTGCTCACAACAATTACCATTGTTAGAACATTGTCTACAACAACGGCCTCTTGGATTATATATCCATTGCACTCCTCTATGGTTCTGTGCACCGACAGTTAGTTTATCTTCAGAGATACTGTTACTAGAGAAATTATCTGCTGTTAGTTTTTTATATGAATTATAACTTGCCATATTTTATCCTCTAAGAAAAGCTAATTTTAACAATTCCAGAACCTCCTTGACCAGATCCACCAGCACAACATTTTGCCCAGTTACCACAATAACTTGATACACCCGGCATACCGCCTCCTGCTGGCCAGTTTACATAACATCCACATGCACACCATGCTTCTGTAGTCGCTGCAACTTGCATTTTACCAACAAACGGTGCAGCTCCGCTTCCTGATGTTTGTCCTGTACAACGGCATGTTGATGTTCCCATTTTCCACCCGTTTGTGCCGCTTATACCAAAATCTGCACCTCTGTCTGAACAGATATTACAATTGGCACAACTATTCTGAAATGTCCTTGCGCCCCATGCATCACCATTACACATCCAACCACCACATGCACCAAACACGCAAAAGTTTGATAGATTAAATCCATTTACATAAGAACGACATCCCATAGTTGCTGAACATGTATGTGACTTTTCGCATCTCCATGAACCTCCAGCACACACAGTATATTGACAACCAGGATTAGTACTAACTGTTTTTATTCCATAATTGCCGCCGGAGCCTCCGATTGAAAACGAACAGCAATTACAACAAGTATGTCCAGGTGCGCCACCACCTCCTGACCATATTTCAAATGTCACTCGTGTAACACCTGATGGTACAGTCCAAAGACAACATCTACCATTTGCCTGTTCACAACAGTTACCTGCTGGACTACAGTCATGACATGCATGACCTCTTGAGTTATAAATCCATTGCACACCGTATTCATGCCCAGCACCTGGAACTAGTAGGTCCTCAGTGATTACACCCGAATCAATTTGTGCTGATGAAATCTGTTTATAACTTGAATATGTTGCCATTCATTTTTATCCTTAGATTGTAAAGATTCTCCAACCATATGTTGAGTTGTAGTAGCACAATTCAAAAGCAGCACCTTCTGTGCTTACAGTTAAGTTTGCATTATCACCTTGAATCGGTTGTCCGTTTCTGCCAACAGTAAGATTGTTTGAATCAAAAGTTTTTGCTACATCAAAAAATCTCACTCTCATTCCTTTTGCAGGTGAACTTGGAAGTGTAACTGTATATGCACCTGATGCTGTATTACACCAGTTACATTCAAATGCCGCTGTTGTTCTTGCACCAGTTACATCAACATCTCTAAATCCGCATCCAATCCAAGTTGTTCCATTATAAAATTCTAAAATATTTAAATCTGTGTTATATCTAGTATAACCAGCTGTAGGAGATCCTGTCCTTTCAGCTGTTGTACCAAAAGGTACAAGCATATATTGATCTTGTGCAGAAAATTTTAACGTACTTGTTGGAGTTACGTTTAATCCTGCACTATGCACTTGTCCAGCTGCTCCTATTCCACCAGCAGTGGTAATAGCGCCTGTTGTTTTGCTTGAACTTGCTGTTGCATTAGTGCTTTCCATTGGAGCATCTGTAAAAACATGTCCTGTTCCATTTGGATCTATTACAACATTCTGATTGGTCGTTACAGTAATCAAACTGTTATCGACGACACTCAAACTTGAAATTGAACTTCCTACGTTACCTGTCAGTCCGTTTGTTACTCTACGTCCCATAATTACTCCTTAAACAGTCGCTGTTTCTATGCCATATACAACGGCTGATACATCTGTACTATCTGCTCTTACAACTAAAATTTTAGATGCATCCATTACAATACCAGTACGTTCTAGCACACCGTTTGCAAGTATATCAGCATCGTATTCAATGTATTCTGCATTTAATGGCGTACCTGCCGCCGCTACTGCTACTCTTACACTTCTTGTACCTGCACTCCTGTTACACAGTGATACAGTCACTACCGAAAATGTATCTGCTGGAACGGTGTACACGCTAGTATTTGTTGCTGCTGCAAGATCAGCTACTCCTAGTCTTCCTGTTGCCATTTTATAATTCCTTCCTTATCTTAAAAAGTAGTTATACGCTACTGGCAGGCCTACTACACCGCCTTTGAAATTTAACTTAGCATTTATATTTATCACTTGCCCGGCAACCGTTGTAATTGTGTTGGTGCCTATGAAAATACTACCTGCTGTAACACTGTTCACGTTTAACGACGCTCCACCGCCACCAATTTGTGCTTCAATGTATGCTTTAATAGCTCGTTGTGTAGGAACAACGCTATCCGAATCCGCTGTAAAGAACGGGTCTGTTGAGAACTCACTTACACTTGCCGAATTACCACCTAGTGTGACTTCACCTAGTGTAAGTTCTTGTAGTCCTGATATGTTAAATGCTTCAGCGTTCAGTGTTGCTACACCAGTTGCTTGTTCAACATTAAACAAATTACCAACTCTAAAGTTACCATCTTGGTCTGTAGCTGTGAAGAACACTCTACCACCATCAAAATCGTCTGTTTCTTTAGTTTGATCTGGAGAAATAGTTGGTGTACCAGGATAATTTGTATCTACAAAACTACCAGTACCAATGTCTAAGAAGTCATGACCTGTAAGACGTACTTGCGAATAACGTATACGCATTGTGATGTCGTCTTCATCGGCAGGAGCATCTGATACTGTTATATCCGGACTAACTTGAATGAATGCAGTATAATCACCGTCAACTGTGCCTGCAAAACTTGTTACACTAACCAACTTAAATATCTTATCTGTGATATCACCAAACTGCACGTTTGAACCTGCAACTGGACGTTTTGTTAATCTTCTTACAGCAACGTTTGAACCGTTTTGGAAGAAGTCTGCAAATCCATCACTTGCATTTTTGTTTATTTCAGCACTTGCTTGTTCGTATCCAGAACCTCTATTTAAGAAACTTGGATTTGCAAGTGTTTGATCAAACAGTCTTACCGCAGTTTGAACATCAAATGTGTTATTGTTGTCAGTAATTGTAATACTTGGAGCACTAGCATATCCTGATCCAGGTTCTACCATTCTTACTTCAAAAACTTTTTCGTTTGCTACGCCAACTCTTGCCCATGCTTTTGTTGGACGTAAAATTTCACTTGCAATATTAGTACTACCTGCAGTTGCTGCAAAGAATCTAGGTGTTGCATTATTGCTACCATGTGTTACTGCATCAATACCACTTGCAGTGCTAATTTGTGCAGTACCTGTTGCCCAAACAACACCGTAGTTACTGTATGCATATGTTGAACTTCCTGTTCTAGTTGCTACAAACATACCTTGTCCATATGCTATGTCACTGTAGTCTGTTGCGGCTGGTAAAGCAACTTCTGTCCAATTTAAGCCACCATCAAGTGTATATTGAGCATAGGCACTATTAGTAGAAATTGCAACAAATCTATTGTTGCCGTATGCTATCGGACCCCAGTTTCTTGCTGATGCACCTGCATCAGTGGTCCAATCCACAGCATTTGTTGTGAAAGCAACTTCTGTTGATCCGCTTTTTACAGCGACCCATCTATTTGCACCAAAAGCTAAACCTGTGTATCCTGTGCTAGGTAATGCATCAGCTACTTCCGTCCAAGTTACACCTCCGTCCGTAGTGTAAATAATATCTCTTGTGCCGGCCCAAATAACTATACCAATATTGTTTCCGAAAGCAACACTTGGCGCACTATTGTATGGTCCACCTGGAGCAGAAACCTGATTCCAATTTATGCCGTCTGTTGATCTCCATAATTGACTAGACGAAGTGCTTTGTGCGGCAATAACTTGATGGCTTGTTCTTAGCGTAGACGATCCATCATCTATTAGTCCACCCATAATAGCTGTAGGTCCGCCAGGAGCAACACCAGGCAGTGTTATACTTGTCCATGTAGTGCCATCATAACTGTGATTAACTGATGCACTGCTGTCTGCTGAAGCAATGTATATACCTTGTCGGCCTTTGCCTTTAGAATCTATTGCTGTTATTGCACCAGTTACACTATTGACTGCTGTCACTACCACTGTTATATCATTTGCTGTGGCTACGCCGCCTACAGATGTACCCGGTATAGTTAGAGTATTTCCTCTTGTATATCCTGTTCCTGCATCATTAAGTGTTACTGTGTACTTTACACCAACTTTTGTTACGTCGAAAGTAGCGTTATCATCTCCAACACTAGAACTATGTGATACTCCTGTATAATCTTTAGATAACTCAGCAAATTTTATATCTGACCAATTTGCTGTGCTTGCAAATGATCTACCGTTTGAACTTGCTGATTGAGATCCAAACTCAACTAATGGTTCTATTCTATATGTGGTTGAACTGTTAGGTGCAACAATAGTTGTACCTGGATTAAAATGATCCCAGCCAGCAACTCCGTCACTGACTCTTACAACAGTTGCAAGTTTTGAACCAGAATTATAAGTTTGTATCTTACCAAATTGTCCGTTACCAGCACCACCTGTCAGCACTACTAACATTCCAGGATACGCACTATCCCCGTTGCCGTCTGTAGCCGCTATTGTAATTGATGTTGTTGAACCTGCTTGTGCAGTGTTTGCAACAACTAAATATCCTTTACCTCCAAGCTGTCCGGATGAATCATTTAGATCTAAGATTCTTACTTGTCCTACTGCGTTATCTCTAAATTCATCTACTAAAACATCTCCATTGGAACCTGCTCCAAATAAATCAATATCAGCAAATCTATACTGTTCACCTGCATGACTAAATTCTAAATTTAAAATTTTATCTGCATCTGTGTTTACTTGTGAAGGTGTTGCTACATATTGGAATTTATTATCAACAATCGCTGTTACTGGTGTTTCTTCCGGATCAACTCCTTCTGCAACTGATCCAAAGTCACCATAACTGTTGTTTCCGTTAGTACCACGTATACGTCCTCCGTTTTCAGCTAGATATCCAATGTGTGAATAATATGTAAACACTGAAACCATTTCAGCTCTACCATTATTAGTAATCCAGGCACCAATACCATCTGAAATAACCTGTGTAAAATCATTTGAAACAATAGAATCATTACCACCATCGTGTAGGTCGCCATCTATTTTTTGTCCAATAGCCGCATAACCAAAAGTTGAGCAGTTTTGTACATATGGCGAACGTGCAGAGATCCAAACCGCTTCATGCTTTGGACCCCAACCTGGATCTAGTGAAGCATATGCTCCTGCAGTTGGACGGCTTGTTCCGTTTGCGTTTGGCGCTTGTAAGTCACCTATTAATCCTTGGATAGACATTAGGCGCAATCCAGTACCATTACGCAAGTAGAAGAAATCTTCTTCTTGACAACCTAATACAGCGTTAGCATAGTAACGTGCCGCATATGGTGTCTTGTAAATACCTGGTACAAACATTGAAATACTGTTTGTGTATTCTCTTATGTAATCTGCAGGATATAATATATCTTCAATAAATGCTTCTAGATATGCTTTGATATCTCTTGTACAATCAGCCTTTGTATAAGTGTATGCTGTCTTAACTGTGAGTGCAGAAGCTGACCCACTGTCATTTGTTACGGTAACTATATTACCACCTTTTTCGGTTGCTAGTGTAATTTTAGTTGCACTTAATATATTTCTTACATAATAAGTTGTACTTGTGCTTAATCCACCTAATGCAGTGCCTTCAAATTTAATTGCTTGCCACTGTCTTAGCCAACTAGTGCTTTGTAGTGTAACCGAATTGTCTGATGCTGTGGTTGTTGTAACACCTGATTTGAAAGTATCAGTAATGTGAGCATGTATCTCTTCAACAATAAAATCTGTGTTAAGTCTTATCTGTTGTGCAGAGTGTTCTGTATAAGGAATACGTTGATCAGTATCGAACTGTTTAGCATTTGCTCCTTCATTACTACCGCCTAAGATCATATCTTCAACCCATTCAAAAGCGGCATTTACTCCTGCAATAGCTGTTGCATTGCTGTTTACATTTGCAATAGCAAGTGTTCTTGCATATTCATATGCGGCAAGTGTTGCTTCTTTTTGCTCAGCAAGCACTTTGACTCCTGATGATCTTAAATAACTGTATGCGGCTACTATTGAAGCAAAATTTGTTCCTAACATAAAATCATAACGTGCTGCATCTAAAATGTAACCTAAGTCTCTTTCACACTTGGTGCTATTGTAGGTTAAATTTGGAAAGTTGTTTGTAATAAATGTAGTCATGTTTGACTTAATACTAGCTGTTGCATTTACAAGTGCTGTATTAGCAGTGGTAAGTGCAGATGCTACACCTGATGTACTAGGATATGTGATCGTCTCTGTACCACTACCTCCGTTTATAATATCAATAATGTCTTGAATACGGTTTTGAATTGTAGTTGCATCAGCACTTGCTCCTGCAGCTCCACGTGTTTGTGTTATTATAGGTCTATTTATAGCATTATCTTTTAGTGATACTTTGGTTGGTTGTGAAGCTACTTGATATGTTGGATTAATCAACAAGTTTTGAGCTACGTTTCCTGCTAGTGTTTGCAAGAAAGTGTATGCCGCAATAGTAGCTGTTTTTTCTGAACTATCAATGTTAAGATTATTTTGTCCCGTACCGCTCCAATATGCTTCACCGGCATTCACTGATTGCCAATTACCGCCGTGTGTTAAGTCATACGCTACAGCATCGATAATGTAGCCAACATCTTGTCTACATTTTGTTTTACTATACTTCAAGTTTGGATATGTATTTTTTATATAGGCTGTAACTTCTTCGGCCATAAATTGCTTGTTTGAAAGAAGCTGATCACGTGCATAACCTGTTTGGGCACTTGAGAAATCACTTATATTTGGTAATGTGCGTTCTAGTTTGTCACCTATCAACCAATCAACTCTACGTCTAGCAATACGTGCCAACTGTTCTGCTGCTTCTTCTTCTTCGACGTTACCATATGGCCATAGTTGCGATTGTGTTTCAGTATTTCCAGTAGTAGGTGTAACCGTTACACCACGTACAATATCACCAACCACAGGTTCTAAACGTGTAAGTGCTTCAAAGCTAAACGGTGTATCTGATCTACTTGTAAGATTTGCACCATTATAAATTGTTTTGGGTTGTACATTTGTAGCACGTAGTTCATCACCCATAATACAACATTCTGCAGGTACAATTATAGGAAGTATTTCTTTATACTGACCTGTTGCTACTCTAATTAATGTAGTTGGTCTTACCATTTTTGGTAGTTCTGTTGCATCACCTTTAGTAATTGCATCTGTAACTATTTTTGCATTTGCTTGTATGTTTGTTAAAGCATCTGTTTCTGCTGTGTATGCACTATTTTTATACTGTGCAACAATAGCTGTAGAATTGTCACCAGCTGTTGTTTGATAGCTCACAGCAGGATCTGTTTGTGCTAAAACGTGTCCAATTAATGTAAGTCCATAAGTAATACTTGCATTAGTTTCATCACCCTGACCTAATGTGTAAAAGTTTCCTGGCTCAGTCACATATTTGTTTGCACTATTTCTAGATTTTTCATTACCACCGTGTGTCATATCATAGATAAAAGAATCTATTAAAAATCCCATATCACGTTCGCACTTTGCACCATTGTATGTGAAAGAAGTTGTGAAAGGAGAAATATCATTAGCAATCTGATAGTCAGTCCATTCTACAATTTCACGTTGAATAAAATATCTGTTGCGTTCTAATAAATGTCTTGCATTTTTACGCTTTGTACCTTTTAAAACTTGTTCTGCGGCATAACGTATAGATGCAAACGGCTTGTCAACAGTTGAACCTGCATCAGGAAATAATTTATCAGTTCCTTTTGGCCCTACATAATATACATCATCTGAATTACCTAAATATGTCCACTCCGGAATTTTTTCGGAACTAACTCTTAATACTTGACCTTCTTCACCTACAGGTAATCTTGTAGGTCCTGATCCGCCGTAATATACCAAATCACCTTTTGCTGTAAGTACACTTGCTTCATTTCCGAGTATAAGCGAATTCCAATATGTGCCTGCTGTATCTAAATCAGGGCGGCTGTTTTGAGCACCTACTTGATTAGATGAATAGTCATCACCTTCTGATATATGATTGCTTACAGCTATGTACGCATTATCTCCGAATCTAACTACGTCACCTACTTTATATGATGCTTCATCTGCCCAGGTTCCTCTCCAAAATAAGCCAGCATTTAATCTTTCCCAATAACTGCCATTAGGTGGTTCGTTTCCAATTGTAGTTGCAGTACAAAGATATGTGTAACCGTTTAGACGTACAACATCACCTGGACGATATTCTTGAGATGTACTATCTGAACCATAATCGCCTTTAAATACAAATCCTCTAGCAAATATTTCCCAGTAGTCTGTGTTATCGTCTGGTGTTTGTCCAGCATGTGTCTGCTTGGCAATATACTGATTACCACCATAACGTACTACATCATCTCTCTGATATCTATTATTAAATTCCCATTCGTTTTCATATTGAAAACCTTGTACAAATGTATCCCATTTTGCACTGTCTGTTGTAAATAATTCTCCTGATGTATGATAAGTATTACATAGATATAAACCTGCACCAAATAGTACAATATCATTTTTCTTATAGCGTGTATTTGATGACCAAGCAGCTTTATAATCGATACCTTCGTTAAATGCTGTCCATTTAGATTGATCTGCTTCTAAACCTACTGAAGCATCTGCATTTGATGTGTGTAATGTGTTACAAACATAAGTGATACCACCATACTTAACAAAGTCATTAACTCTATAGCGTGTGCTTACTGTCCAGTCACCTTTCCAGTCTAAGCCTTCTGCAAAGACATCCCACTTGCTAATATCATTTTCTAATCCGTCGCTGGCAGATGCGGCAGATGTATGGTTTGTATTTGCAATATATAATCTTGCGCCGTACTTAACAATGTCTTGTAATTTATAAACTGTGCTTACAGCCCAAGTGCCTTTCCAAGTCTGTCCATCACTTACTAAATTCCATTTAGCTGGTGTAATGTTTAAATCTGTGTAAAAATCACTTGCGTCTGAAGTGTGTCCAGTTACACAAATATATATTTTACCGCCGTATGCAACAACGTCATCTTTGTAGTAAACAGTGCCGGTTGCCCAGTCGTTTTTCCATACAAATCTAATTCTACCTAGTTTAAATTCTGCCATTTTGTAACTCCGTTATGTGTATTTATCAAGTATTAGAAAACACCATTACTACTATCGTCTGGACGTAGTAACAAGTTTTGAGCTATAATAGATCCTGATAAATTAGCATCATCTCCTTGTATTTTTGTTAATTTTGGAAAGATTATCTCTTGTCCACTGGTTGTATCAATTAAGTTTTGAGCACTACCTAGTAAAGTAACACCAGCAACTAATTGATTGGTTTCTAGTTCAGATCCCCCTTCAGAAAGTCTATTAGCTAAGAATGCCGCAATAGCTCTTTGTGTAGGAATAACATTGTTTGAGTCTTCAAAAAATGTTTGATCCGTTGAAAATTCTCTAATTACAGCACCTGAACCACCAAGTCTTACACCACCTAATGCTAGTTCTGATAAACCGTCTAAATCAAAGTATTCAGCACTAATAGTTACAATACCTGTTGACTGTTGTACTGAAAATAATTCGCCAGCCCTAAAGTTACCATCTTGGTCAGTACTAGTATAAAATACTTTACCTCCATCAAGTTCGTAAACTTCATTTTCTGGTTTTGCAACAAAATATGCGCCGCCAGCATACAAGTCTGGATAATTTGTTTGTATAAAGTTTCCAGTACCTATGTCTAAGAAGTCATGTCCTGTAATTCTACATTGACTGTAACGTTCTCTGAGTGTAACTTGAACTCCATGGTTTGTCCACCCACCATCTGTATATTCTTCTTTCAGACTAGGTGAAATTTGGACTTTTATTTTAAAATATCCATTTTCATCGGGCTGTCCTGGATAATCTTCACCGCCATAACCTGTCTCACCTTCTTCGGTAATAATTACTCCTGTGAAAATCTTTAAATCATTTTCGTCTGCTGTATCTTCATCCGGTATGTTAGGGAATATAATTTGTACACCTGGACCTGGAATTTTTGTAAGACGTTCTAAGTATATGATATTACCTTCTGGTATAATATCAGCGTAACCATTACCTGAGACAGTAATTACTGTAGAACTTGTTCTATATCCAATACCTCTATTTACAAAACTTGGTTGTGCTAAACATCCGTCGAATATTCTATTATCAAGGTCTACTGCAAGTGTAAAGTTTCCGTATACTGTGTATGTTGGCGGACTTGATGGATCATATCCACTGCCTGGCTCAAATATTCTAATCGTGCCAATTTTGCCTCCTGTTACAGTTGGTCTGACAAAAGCTCTTGCTCCTGTCCTTATTTTGTTTATACCACCTACTACACTGTCATTCTTTGCTACAGCTACCCAGTAACCATCTCCTGACGGATTACCAAATGCAATTGAATTCCATTCAAATTGGTCTAATTCTCTTTGTGTCCAATTGATACCATCTTCAGATGTGTACATTAAATTTATAGGGCCAGTTGTAATATCATCTCCTATTAATTTACTACCAGTGTTACCTATCAAAGCAAACACTCCTTGACCGTATTTTAAATGTTGCCAATTTAATTGTGTTGAATCATCCGGACTAGGACCTGTGCCTGCATACCAAGTTGCCGCATCATGGCTATATGCTGTTCTTAAACTATTTCTATCAATAGCAACATATATGTTATCTCCGTATTGTACATCTATCCAATCCCAAGTTGCTAGTGTAGAATCTTCAGGGCTAGGTAACACAGTTTCATTAATTGTCCAATTCAATCCACCGTCAGTAGTTACTGCAACGTTTCTATCTTCACTACCTGATATAATTACGTGTCTACCGGCTCCAAAAGTAATTGCTTGCCATTGCGGTGCTGTTGAGTCACCACTGTCTGGTATTGTCTGTTGGGTCCAAGATATTCCGTTTTCTGACCAAAGAACAGTATTGCTATTTGTATCAAATACCATATATCTTCCGCCACCAAATACTATTCCTCCCCACGACCCTGATACAGGAAAATCTCTATCAGTCCAATTCACTCCATCTGAACTATATGCATATTTTGAAGTGCCGTCTGTTCTCAGAGCTACAAATGTATTTTTTCCTGCCGCAACATGCCCCCAGGTTCCTACACTAGGTAGATTACCTTCTGTCCAGTTTTCTCCGTCTGTACTGTGAATAACATAGTTAGGAAGTGCAACTGCTACCCATCTGCCTGCTTTTGCTGTGCCAGACGTACTAAAAGTTACAATGCTGTTTGTGCTATCATCTGATATACTATCTACTGTGATTGTTAGATCGTTAGCAGGAGTCGCACCGCCTAGAGATGTACCTAAAAATTTAATAGTATCACCTACAGCATATCCTGCGCCAGCACCTGTGATAGTTGCACCGTAATTATAACCACCTATTGTTACAGTAAACGTAGCTGTCTGTACTGTAACTCCATCTGTAGTACCTCCTGGTGTTTCTGATGCTTGTAATCCAGTGTACGTTCTTTGATCTAATCCCCAAACAATATCTCTAAAATCTCTAGCGTTAGGATTATTTACTGTAGTCTTTGTATATCCTGGATGAGAATAAATTATACGTGGCTCTATTCGATATCTTGTATTTGTTGTAAAAGAAGTTTCACTAGGTGTGCCGGGCATAATATGATCCCAACCTATTGTATTTGTAGAGTCTTTATAGATTGTAGCTATCTTAGTGCTATCATCGTAGGCTTGTATATATCCATATTGACCTGTACCTGGGCCAGATACAATCCAAATACGCATGTTTTCATAATCGCTAAATTCGTTATCATCAGTTTGAGAAAGCGTAATAGTAGTAGTATCACCAGCTTGACAGTTTGCTTCAACAACAAGAAATCCGCCACCACCTGGTGATCCTGAGTCCAAACTATTTGCTAATCTTGCTTGCGATAAACCACCATCTCTAAATTCTTCATGTATAACACTAGCATTTGCACCAGCGCCGATAATGTCACTTGTTGCTACACTATATTCTGCACCACTGTGTGCATACTCATATGCTAAAATAAAGTCACTTACTTCACCTGCATAAGCTGCCGCTACTATAGCTTCTCCTGTTCGATTGTTTAAACTTGCGGTCAATGGCACTTCTGTTGCATCTCTACCATCAGCAATACTACCAAACTCTCCGTATGAATTATTACCATTTGTTGCACGAATAATTCCGCCATCTTCTGCAAGATAACCAATCTGAGCATAATATGTAAACACAGAAACAAGTTCAGCTCTTGCATTATTCAATACCCAAGCACCTATACCATCTGATATTACTTGTGTAAAGTCGTTTGATACCATAGATTTATTTCCGCCAGCATGTAACGAACCGTCTATTTTTTGACCTGTTCCGCCTCGACCGAGTGTTGTAACTCCTTGTATATATGGTGATCTAGTTTTTATCCAAACAGCATCATCATCAGTACCTAAACCTGGATCTAGTGAACAATAAGCACCTGCTGTTGGTCTTTGATAAAGATCGAAAGCTCCTGGAGGGTTCAATCCACCATCCATACCATCTACAGTACAGTTACGTAAGCCTGTAGCATCATGAAGATAAAATAAATCTTCTAGTCCAGCACCTGTTATTTCATTTTTCCAATGTCTAGCAGCTCTAATACTTCTATAATTTCCTGGATATTTTAAATCATGTTCAAAGGCTATGAAAAATAATTCTATATATTTTCTAATCCAAGCCTTATCAATATTTGTATAGGCTGTTTGATTTATATCATTCCAAGCTATACCCTGTTCAACAAGCCAGTTTCTATTATTTTTGAGTATAGTTGCACCGTTCAATCTATTTGTATCAGTGGTTATTTGTCTTGTGCCAATAACTGTTGGGTTGCTTCCTTGATTATCTATTGTGTATGCTACATATTGATTTATAAAAACATTGTTATTCGATACATATGAAGCTGATACTGTGTCACTTACTACATCAGTGTTTATTGTTTGTTCCAATGTGTTTCCTGCCAAGGATCCTATAGAATTATTAACAAACATGTTAGGTAAAAGGGTCATTAAATACTGCATAATATTCTGCATATAAGTGTAATCACCCGTTACATAGTCTCTTTTCTTTTCAGTTAATACTATAGTAGTAGTACGAAGTTCGTCTCCCATTACTACACAATTAGCCGGAACAATTATAGGTCCTGGTTCGAGATATCTGCCACCAGCTACTCTAACCTTTGTAGGTTTATCTCTTGAAATATTATCTTCTATGTATTGACATGCATAGTTTACACTTTTAAAAGGATATAAAGGTGTCAATCCATTTCCTATTTTATCTTCTCCATTAGGAGTTACAAATACAACTAATTCATCTGCATAATAAGTACGCCAAACAAGATTATCATCATCGTCTATACTCAATACTTGTCTGTCATTACCTATGTTTAATGCAGTATTTCCAAAAGATGAACCATCGTTTTGTAAAGTTCTATTTAAATTGAAAGTTAGCAAATCACCATATTGATTCATGCCTGCAGGGTTTGGAGTTTCTACAACAATATCCCAATAGAAACGCCCACTACCGTTGTCTCCAGGATGGTTGCCTGAGTTACTTAAATGATATTGATTACATTCGTACAAGCTACCAAAAAATTGCACTGTTTCGCCAACACTGTATCTTACGTTTGACGCCCAATTTCCGGCATATTTTTGTGCATCTGTTACTTTTTCCCACAGATCTGCATCGAGATAATTTAGAGTATTTGCAGTAGTGCTATCATCTTGAGGTGCTGGCACTCCTGGTACTGTGCGTATTGCTATGTAAGTGTGTCCACCTCTACGTACAAGATCGCCTGGTAGATAATCTACAGTTCCGTTATATTCTCCTCGGAAATTATAGCTTCTTTCTAATAATATCCAACCTGTTGTACTATCATCTAATAATGCAGGAGCAACATTTTGTGTTGTCTGTGTTGCATAAAATATGTAACCTCCATATCTTACTACATTACCATTTACATAGATTGTATCTGCATTCCAATCGCCATTATATTCAAAACCTGGAAGTTCTACTACAAATTTTGTATTATCAAATGTACCTGAGTCTGTATGTGTTTCTGTACATTTTAAGACACTTCCGCCGTATAATACTAAATCATTTTTTCTATAAACATAAGTGTTTTCTGCGTCTGATGGTCTATATAATCCTGTAAATTCTATACCATTATGAAATACTTCCCAAAGTGAATCTGTAGAATCATCGCCTAAAACTGCTTCTAATGTACTGCCTGCTGTATGTTCTTTGATACAACGATAAACAATACCATTATATTTTACTATACTACCGCGTCCATAATTTGTTCCTGTTTCCCAAGTACCTTGATACCTTATTGCATCAGCAAATATTGTCCAATCATTGATATTATCTTCAAAAGCAGCCGCAGTATGCCCTTTTGTACAAATATATAAAGCACCGCCAAATAGTACAATATCACCTTCGTCATATACTGTTCCGGTAACCCAAGTGCCGTCAAAAGTCCTACCACTTGTCATTACTCGCCATTTTGGTTTTGCTAACGGAGGGTTAGAACCAGGCACTACATAGTATAGATCTGTGCTAAAAATTGGATCTGCTGTATGCGTTTCTAAACATACATAACTTTTTCCGCCTACCCTTACAATATCATCTCTATTATAAGCTGTAGCGGCTGTCCAATCGCCTTGCCAATTATACTTAAACCTATCTAGAATAAACTCTGACATCTACTGCTCCCTAATACCCTGACCCTGCCAGTCCACCATATGTAGAACTTTTTCCTTCTGATGAATGGCCTGTTGGATATGTATATCCTTCTGAAATACGTAATACAAATTGTCCGTCTGTTTGATCAACATAATATAATAAACTTCTTCCGTCCCATTTAAATTGTGGATATCTTAAGTTTGAATATAGAATATTATGTTGTTCATCTAATCCTGTTAAAAAATTAATACCTTCTTCAAAGTCTGGAAAGTTTCCATCTGCTGAACCTAACTCGTTAATTGATATAGGCTCTTCAGCTTGTCCAAGTTGATCAAGTCTAATTAAAAATAATTCACCGTCATCATTTCTACGTAATCCATAAAAGTACCGTTTGATAAACCCGTTTAAAACATCAGTTGGACTATTTCCTATATATTGAGTCATTATGTTATCTCCACGTAACTAAGCAAGACGTCAACACTATCTGTGATACTTGCTTTTACACTTAATTTATTTGATGGTGCTAGAATAAGTTTTTCGCCTCCGTTTACTGCTCGTAAACTTGTATTAGCAGGTAACAATACATCTTTCATATAGTGTCCTTGTACACTAGTATCATCGTCTATTAATACTGACACATAAACAAAACTGTCTGTAAGATTAGTCAAACTCATTCCAACAATAGTTGCTCTTTGTGCCGCTGTGGTTGACAATATTTCTACCGGTAACAAGCCGACTTGCACTACATTTTTGTTTTTAAAGGTTGTTGCCATATTCTTATCCTAAACTTATTGCCAAACTAATAGCTAAATCCTCTGCGTCTGCGAAGCTAATGCCTCCTGATGTACCAACCACAGACCCCCAACTTGCACCATCATAAACTTCTACTCTTCCATCTGCTGTATTCCAACGTATCATACCTTCTTCAGCGTAAGCTGCACCAGGTTTGTTAGTGTTGTCACCTACCGGAATAACCAGTCCGTATGTGCCAGCAAATTTTACATAACCATTGTTTGTGTTTCTAAATTCTGTTACACTATCTGAAACAAGATTTGTAATTTGGTTGCCGTTAAACCCAAAGTTAGAAAATTTTACCTGTCCTGTACCTTGTGCATCAAGTTCTAAGTCTGTGTCTGTTGTAACAGTACTTATCCTATTTCCATCTATCTCTATATCATCTACGGCCAATTTACCAACCTGTAACCTGTCTTTTGTTAAATTAGCTACTGCACTATTTTGAATTATAAATCTTATAGTATCATCGTTTGCACCAGGAGTCAGTTCAGGTGTAATTTTTGTATCACCATCTAAATCTTCAAGACCTGTAAATTTATTCCAATTTGTTCCATCATATCCTTCGAAACTGTTAGTTTCGGAATTGAATCTCATTTGTCCACTTGCAGGAGTTGGCCTTTGTGCTGTTGTACCTACAGGTAATTTCATAGCACCTGTTGCATTTACATTTACATTTCCATCATCTGGTGCTAAAGTTAGATCTCCAGTTGTTGTAGATATAGTTGTAAAATTAATTCTTATGTCATCGTTGAGAACAATATCTCCATTACCAGAAGTTCTAAATTCTAAATCTGCATTGCTTACTGTTGTACCAATATTATTACCAACTATTAATATGCTATCTGTTGAAAATGCTGTGGCAGAAATTTCTCCTGTTGCGCCTGATGCACTAGCAACAAATAAATTACCAACTACTTCTAAATTATTGCTGATTACCACATCATTATCTGGTATAAGTATTCTACCTGTTCCGCTTGCACGTAATTCCATGTCCGCGTTTGTTGTAGTTGTAGTAATAACATTATTTTCTATTTTTATTTCATCAAATTGTGCCGCTTGATTTACATTTAAATCTTGTGTGACTGTGGCATTTCCTGTAACATTTAAATTACCAGTTTGTGTACTGTTGCCTGTAATGGTAGTATTTCCGTTGATTACTAAGTTGCTTAAAGTAGTTGTGCCTGATACAGTAAGATCGTTATCTATTTGAACATTATTACTTGGTACTTTAATTTTGCCAGTTCCATTGGCCCTTAGTTCTAAATCTGCGTTACTTACAGTCGTTCTAATTACATTCGTATCTATTTCAAAATCATCAAGATACATTCTACCAACAAACAAATTACTCCATGTATCTGTAGATGTTCCTAATGAATATTTGTTAGTTACCGCTGGAAGTAAATCACTGTCTATGCCAGCAACAAATTGAATACTGTCATTAGAACTATCACCGAATGTTATGTTGCCGCCTATAGTAACATCGCCGCTTACATCTAGATTACCTGTTATATCAACATCATCTACAAATTGGATTTGATCATTTGATGCGTCAAAAATAATATTTCCACTAGTACTTGATATTGTATTTCCGCTGAATCTTAAATTACCTGTATCAATTCTATCACCTGTTATAATAGTGTTGTTGCCGCCGGTTGAAAATGTAAGTCCACTATTTGTATTAATATTGAAATTAGCACTTGTAAATGTTACAGTACCGTCATCTTGATTTACATGGAATAAATCTCCAACTCTAAAATCACCCTTGTGATCTACACTGTTAAATCTAACTTTAGCACCATTTAATTGTGTTACTTCTTGTGTTTGTATAACATTTCCGGGATCATTTTCTTCACCTGCACCTGTGCCAATATACCCTAAATTGTGTCCAATAGCATACATTATCACACCAGGTCCGTCACCATAAAGACCAAAATTACCATATACGCTTGCAGAACCTATGCTACGTATTTCAGCACCAAAATCAGTATAGTCAACAAGCGTAAATCCTTCTGATGTTGCACCTCCACTAAATCTAATATCTTGTGAAATAGTTGCGTCATCAGTGAATGTAGTCCCTCCATTAGAGCCATCAAATCTTGCCATTAGCACAGTTTGCGGAGTGACAATGTGTTGGCTAGTAGGTGCAGAAAATGCAGTTTGATAAACGGTTGCTCCTTTAATTACCCTAAAGTCATCAATATAACCATCTGTTGCATCAGACCCGTCATATGCCGCTCCGATCACTAAAGGCTTAATATTTCCGTAATCAAAATTATCTGTGTAGGTAGAACCTACTTGTGTGCCGTCTACCCAAAGTTTTGTGTCTGTGCCGGCTTTATCTATAGCTA